GCGTCGAGCGTGTTGCCGCCGTCGAGCACATATTCGAAAGGCTCGGAGGCTGTCTCGATGCGGGTTTCGGCATAGGCGGAAAGCAGGAGGTTGCCCTCGCCGAGTTGCGAGGGGCGCTCGCGCGGAATGGGGCCGATCTCGGGAAGCTGGACATAGTCCTGCATCAGCTCGAACGAGGTCGTCACCGCCGGTGTCGTGGTCGACTGCAGCGCGGTCGCGCTCGGGTTGAATTCGACGGCGTCCTCTTCATGCGCCTTGCGAGGAGTGGTGAATTTCTTGTCTGCCGATGCGACCATCACACCCGTGGCGATCTGGCCTTCGGGGTTGAAGCGTTGCATGCGGTCACCCTTCTTGGTGAAGGACGCCATGAGAAACGGCATATCCCTGCCGTCCATGCGGGCGCGGCCGACATATTGCACGCGTACCTTCACCGTGCCCTTGTTCTGGACCTCCAGCATCTCGGCCGCCTTGTTGGACAGGTCGATAATGCGGCCGGGATGGTAGGGCCCGCGGTCATTGACGCGGACGATGACGGAATCCCCGTTTTCGAGATTGGTCACCCGGGCATAACTCGGCAGCGGAAAGGTCGGATGCGCGGCGGAGAGATGATATTGGTCATAGACCTCGCCATTGGCCGTCAGACGTCCATGGAAAGCCGAGCCGTACCAGGAGGCAAGGCCCTTCTTGTCGTAATTCCTGTCTTCCTTCGGCGCGTACCACTTGCCCTTGACCTTGTAGGGCTTGCCCGTCAGATCGCGCCCGCCGCCCTTCGGAACGTTGCGGCCATAGGCGACGCGCGGCGAGGCCTTGACGCCATACTCGGTCTCGGAAAAGTATTCCTTGCTGCGGCGCTTCTTGGTCGTCGATGTTTCCTTGGTCGTCGAGCATGAGGCCGCGACCGCGCACATCAAGGAAATGGCGAGCAATTGCGTCGCCCTACGCCAGATTCGTCCGTCACCCGCCATACGCGATACTTTTGTCTTGTTCTGGGCCACAAGATGGCCGGCAGAGCCCGCGCATCTTCGACATCATTAACCACACTTGCTCAGACCATGCCAATAACGGGACGGAATTGCGAATGATTTCCAGTTCTTGGACGGGATTTCGCGAGCTATGGTTTCTCAAGGGTTAATACAGGCGCATGGCAGACATAATGGCAGCCCCTCGCCCCGAAATCAGGACGTCGCCGGGGCGAGACACAACGCATCCGACGACGTTGACGCCGCCAGCAAAGCTGCTAAACAGGCCGGACCACGCGCGTTGGGGACAGACCGGCTGATATCACCGGGCCTTGCGGAACGGCGAGAGCCGGAAGCGCCCTGAACTCAGCGTATTGGATGGGTGTCCGAGTGGTTTAAGGAACCGGTCTTGAAATTCGGTTCCGGGCATCCCTGCTCATACCGAGCCATGCCGGGAATACCCGAGATTTCACGGCTTTAGGCGACGTCTCGTCACTCCCCGTCCCGCTTCATTTCGATCGCTGCTACCGAGTTGGGTAGCAAAATGGTAGCAATCTGTTCTGCGCCCGTTCCCACGTGACAGCGGCGAATCCATGCAACATGATATGCAACATGGATGAGACGATTGATTCTGCGGGGCGAGACATGAAGCTAGTCTCAAGCGATAATGGGAAAATGATCTACCAGTGCCCGAAGTGTGGCCTGAAGTTCCAGCAAGGCCTTCACACATACGAGGGTCAGGCGGTGGGTGATAAGATTTACTGCAAAAACTGCGCCTCGGACGTCATCGCCGGTCAGCAGCGGTAGAGTGAAGGTTTGAGCATCCTCCCCGAAGTCTTTACTCCGAAAGAAATCGCTGATCACTTCGGCTTCTCTGAGCGGGAACTGCGCAAGAAGGCCCGTGAGATCGGACAATGCCACGTAATGGGCAACCGGATGATCCTCACCAGGCAGAATGTTGACGCTCTGATTGAAGCTATTAAGCTCAAGCCGAAGCCCTAGCGTCGCACACCTCGCCGGACGGTGTTGCTTGCGTTCAGCTGCGCTCTTTCTCGTCCAGCCGTCGGATGATGCCCTCATACATTTCGATGCGCCGGCGGCTCTCATCAATTGTGGTCTGGGTTGTCTCACCACCCCGGCCGCTCTCATCATATTCAAAGAGCTTCGTTCCCGTCGTAGTGAAAAAGTCAACCGTTGCCTGTTCGTCGGCGATCGACTTTTCACACTGCTCGCGCCAGTTCATCCCGACCTCCCGTGTATTCGAGTAACTATGCGTCCTTTGCGAGCGGATGTCGAGAACCGGCTTCTTGACTCCAGCGTGCGCTGTGTCACGTTGCGCGGAAAGCGGGAGGATGATTTCGATGAATCAGCTGGTCGAGATTAAACGTGTGAAATGTCGGGGCGAAGCTGGCAGGACATACACGGTGGTCTATCGGCAAAAGATCATCAATGACGCGCGATATGGCAAGGCTAAAGGTTCGATCGACCTGGTGACCACCGAGGGTGAACACGTCAATTTATTGGATGACGGTCGATATCAATTGGTAATGACCGACGAAATACTTATTGCTGACGAATAGCTCAAACAGTGGGGTAAGTGGAGGGTGGAATGGCAGAAGAAATCAAAGCAGGTGATGTCGTGCAACTGAAGTCCGGCGGACCGAGAATGACCGTTTCGCAGACTGGCGCAACTCAATTATCAAAAGAGCAGCATGCCTGGTGCGATTGGTTTGTACAGGAAAAGGCGCCATGGAAGAAGGATAGTGGCGTGTTCCCCTTTACATCGCTGAAGGTGTTGAAAAACTCGACTAACGGGTAATGTCGCTATCCTTGAAGAAGCTCCATCGGCACACCCATCTTCTTCTCGACAATCGGTCGAGCCTTCTGGTATGCGGCCTCGAATACCGCCATTGTGCCGGCGACATATTGAAGATCAGATTTCGTTTTAGCCCGTGAGATTTCAATTTTCATGTCCGCTAATGCGTCTCGGACCGCGCGCAGTTTTTCGCGATCATCCTCGGCGAGGCCAACGTTGAAAACATCCACACGCTCTCGCAGGTCGCCCATTTTATCGTTCATCTGAATGACCAGGGCCTCATCGGGTGCTTTGCCTGTAGCCAATGCCATCGAGAAACGGTCAAGCGCGGCATACAGGTCGCGCTTTGACGAAGCGACCGCTTGGTATTCGGCAATCATGCTAGCCTCAAAACGATCCACACGATTTTGCTGGATCGTCACAATGTATGTTGCTGACGACGACGCTGCGGCCAGCCCGATTGAAACACATGTCGCCCAGATGTTCTGCCTGAAGAAGTTAACGACAGCGGCTATCATTTCCTTTCCTCCTGGGTTTGAGACGTTGGCGGCGTATGTATTAATTCTTTTTAGGTTTGTCGATAATGGTTGCGTTTGTCTTAAGTCCAACCCGCTCTGAAGCGGCCTTTTGCTGTTCGCACACATCGTCCCACCAAATTTGCGCGTTGGTGACGAACTTCATTGTGGACCGAATGTCCTCTTCCAACTTGAGATCACAGGCTGACACGCGGACATTTACAGAATTCTGCACTACGATTGTGGCCGCCTCTTGAGCGCTTACGCAGTTTGCCGCAAGAAGCGTCATGGCTCCGACGAAACCGGCGAGCGCACTGTTTCGCATCGGCCGACCGAAGAAGCCTGGAGAGTGCACCTCAATTGATATATCGCCAAAAAGCTCTCGGTTGTAGTAGGTGTTGATCGCTTTATGTAGCGGGAGATCAAAGAACTTTTCCAACTCTCCAGCCTGCAGCGCACCGTACATTGCGCCATACAGGTTTGTCAGGAAAAGAACGTCGGCGAGATCTTTCTGATCCACCACGTTTTCCGTGATCTCCATATAGCTGCCGGAAACGTCGCCTCGCGAGTAATCTCCATACGCGTGCTCATAGAATTCATGCCGGTCAGTATCTTCGCTCACGCGAATTATTGCCTGCCTATTTTGCATGAGTTGTATAGCACGTCTTCCAAACTGATATTTTGCGTGGCCAGTCTCGAGGAAGCGGACCTTGCGAGCAGGTACGCGATCGGTGCCGTATCGAGGAATGTCTACAAGAACCGAAGGGTCAAAGGGCTCAATCAATTCTGCCAAGATGACGGCGGAGTTGTACCCTGGCCCTGGTATGACGATAAGATCACCGGGCTTAGCGTCAACGTACAGCGTCTTGACCTCAAGCATGAAGCGCGGAGCGTCACGACCCTCAATTTGAACCGCATATGTGTCTGGCTTCCTATCCGGCGTCTTTGTGGCCGGCCGCCCGCTCTTATGCCATCCGCCGATAGCCCTCGACATACGTAAAAGACGGCGCGTTGCCTCTTCATTTATGTTGGGCACTTTTTCGAAAGTGATGCCGGGAATGTCAAGAAATACAGTCGCTGTAGCTAGAAATTCGCTATAAAACTTCTTCCCGTCGCCGGGATGTAAGACGAATATCTGGTGATCGGGCTCAATTACACGCAGAGCAGGATCAAGAATCAACGACATTAGAGTTCCCCCAGTTAGGGGTAAGTAATATTGCACGCAACCCTGAGTCAATCAGACAAGCACAATAATCACAGAGCTGGTGCTTACACTCCGTCGCAAAGCAGCCGGCTTTTCTTCGGCCCGAACGGACTGCACCGCTTGGAGCAGTATTTGCGATTGTCGGACGCGGACTTGCCGGCGAAGATCTGAAGGCATGTGAGGCATTGCAGGATCGGCGCCGGCTTGCGGCAGGACGCACCAAAGCATTCCTTGGTGCAAAACTCGCTCCCCTTGCCCTTGCTCACCCGAGGGGTGAACATCTGATAGCATCGACGGCGCGGCCGGTCGGTCATCCTCTTCGCACTCTTGGCCAGCTGGCCGAGGAGCAGAGCGGGATCGTTCCTGTCTCAAACTAGGTGTGGCTGGGCTGGACCGTCAACCCGCATCGAGCTGGGTTTGGTCACTGATCGATCTACAGGAGTGAGCGCCGCTATTGATGGAGCCCGGCCACCGAAACAGCCGGGTCCAATTGATTCAAATTGGCGGAGTTATTTCTGAGGGATTCGCAGGAAGAGCGAGCCGGGCTCGGGAGCCAATCCATGTTGCCATGATGCCGTTGCCCTGACGGCGGAATACGGCACCCTGCCCTCCTTGTTCAGCTTGGTGAGTTCAGCGTGGGCTGCACGACCACCCTCGCCAGTGAAGCCGAGCGGGCCATCGTGGGAGTCAGGTGTCATGCTCCAGCCTTCCGGTACAAACCTGTGCGGCGTCCAGATAGGATCGCCAGGGAAAGTTGGATTGGCCCAGCCAAGCGAGTGCTCATAGTCGGGTCCGGTGCATGCTCCGTCATCATGAGGCTCGTCGGTGACGTTGCCGCCGTGCTCGTTCTCAAGTTCCCGCTCGCTGCGAGTGCCCTGAGCCCACATACTCTGTGAATCCCATTCGCGAAGCTCGGGCGAACCGAGAGAAGGTTCTGAGGTGCCGTCGTCTTCGTCGGGGTCGTCGTCCTCGTCGTCTTCAAGAGGATTGCCGAGAAACTGACTGGGCCGATGCTGGCGCCAGCCCTCGGCAACTCCAGTATCGTGTTCGTCGCCCGTCTCCTCAAGGTCGGGATCGCCGTCCAGGTCGTCGAGCATGGCAATGAGACGGTCAATCTCTTTGCCTACGGCATCGCGGAAATGAAGGCGTGATTCTGGTGTGTGGATGTTCATGGCCATCACCCCTTCATCGCAGGATGGGTGTTCCAGAGCGTGACGGTGTGGTTGACAACCGCTCGGTTGGCGACGTCCTTTGGCACCGCCTCCCGCCTCGGCAACGAAACCATGGTATCGACGAGGTGTCTGGAAAACTCCTTCACTGTGATCTCTCGCCCGGTGTTGATCAGGGTCGCGATTCCGGCTCGTTCAAGATCATAGATCTCAGCCCAGACCATGCCGGTCTCTTGTTCGAGAGCAGCTTTGAGATCGGTGAGCCGGTCTTGGATTGTTCGCGCTGCCGATCGTTCGGCGACCATGGCCGCAGCCGGCTCGGCTATGCCGATCGATACGGCGGCAATGGGCGCACTCCGAAGGAAGGCGCGGCGTGTTTGGTTTGTCATGGTTTTACTCGCTGGTAAGACCCGCTTCTCAAGGCGGGGGAACGTGAGCGCAAATATTGCGCCGACGTTCCTGCACCGGTGACAGACCGGTAGCCGGGGTTTGAGAACTCGCCAGCGAGACGAGCCTGTGCTTTTTAAGCTTTCGCTCTGGACAGCAGCACAGCCCCCGGCGTATAAATCCGCCATTCGGAAGCCGTGCCGCCAAGCACGTCCGTTCGTACGATAAAATCGTACACTTCGCCGCCGTCCAACGCTTGCAGGCGTCAGGGCATTCCTTGCAGGGAATGGTAGCGGCTATCGCTAGTCCGGGTTCTCAAGCCCACGGACATCATGTTCTGATTTGCTGAAATGATCAAGCACACCCTCTCGGGGGTGGATGCTTGCGTCTAAGCAGCATCGTTCCACTGGACCCTAAATTGACCGTCGAGTGCTTCAATAGCCCGGCCCAATGCTCGATAATTGATCCGCTTCCCGCTCCAGCCGCCGCAGTAAAAATACCTGCCCGTCCTCGCTGCGCTGTCGAGATCTCGCATGGACCATCCGATTTCAAAACAGCGTCGCCTCACATCGTCCAACGCGGGAATTCCTGTAATTTTGTAGGCTTTTTGTTTCCGCCTGAACCCATGATACCGGGCGAGTTGGCGTATGTTGATCCAACAAGCCCAGGGAAAGGCGGCGCAGATTTCCTCAGCAGGCGCCGACGGATAGAGTTTCCTGAGCTTCGATACCTCAGCCGCCGTCCAACGGCGGACGAACCGTTTTGGACCAAGGCTCAAGGCCTCCTTAATTATGGCACCGCGTGTCCTGTGCGGCAAAAGTTGGCACAGGCGATCATAATTTGGCTTATGCTTTGCAATCACCCGTCGCTCGTGCTCGGTCCAAAGCCGGTGCCCACCGATTGTAAAGCCCGCCTGGCGCTGGCGGTTGCGAGCACGCGCTGCGGAAGCGGCATTTATTGCGAGTTGGCGTAGATCCATGCTGCACCCCCAGCGGCATCTGACGCGAGTCCGTGGCTCCAGCCAATTTCTTTGGAGCGGCTATCCCAGATATTCGACTTATCCCCAGCACGCTAACTCACCAGTTTGTAGATTTCTGAGCCGCCCTTTACGAAAGCACCGATGGCACCAAATACCATAGTAAAAATGGGCTTCTCGCTCTCAATAATTCTCGCGGTTATCTTCAAGAAAATCGACTGGGCGGGCCGCAAGAGGAATGAAAATGCGAATATCAGCAACACCAAAAACCGGCCAAGATGAGATACTACGCCGAGCATAAGGGTGAGAGTCTGTATCAAATATAGTATTTCCAATTTTGGCTCGACGTACAAAAAGTATTCAACGATAGTGTATGGGCTATAAGTGCTCCTATCAAAAAATTCCTGGAATAACTCCATTTTAGCGTAAGCTGCGCTAGGTTGGTGTCCAATAAATAGAAATATATTTGCCATTAAGAAGGTAATAATTAATGCTAGGATACCCAAAAAGATAATCAGGTAATATTGCGTAACTAAAGTTATTATCACAGAAATAAGCGTATATATCTTCTTTTCTGGCAAGTATAGTGAGGATAGCTTCGCGATCTGCATGGTTATTGTTATAGAAACACTATACTCAATGGATATTAGGACCAGCGCACCGACGATCCCACCGAGGTTCCAGACGTCGCTCAGGTCGCTCCAGATACCCAGAAACACCGCTAGAAGGCCGACCATGAATATTGAGTAGCAAATATCAAATCTCTGACGAGACCAGAATTTTCCGAATAATCGTACCAACACCTGATGACAAAATTCGGCTTCACGCCGTCCGAAATTGTCTAGCTTGACCTCGGCAAAGCGAAGCCACCAGTCCTCCGACCATTTGCGGAGGCGTTGCTGTCCCTTTTTGCCAATCCAGAAATCGACGAAAGCGCCTAGACCTGTGCAAATGATGATGACGCCGATAAGATCCACCCATCCCATCTGCGCCCCCATCCGTGAACTTGTAGGAGTATATCACAGGGTCCACAATCTTTTGACAAGAGTAGATTTCGCTGGAATTTGTCTGGTCACATGAACCCACAGACTATGGTGCTCGTTGACTCGCGATGGTTGAGCAAGGAGTGCGCGTATCATGCAGAATTGGAGCAAGGGCGTCGAGTTGGAGCTTCATGGCGTCGGTGGATATCGCACGGTGAAATCTACCGAGGACGCCGCGCGGTGCCTCTTGGCGAATTGGCCAGTTGGTAAGGGCAAGGCCTATTTAGCCGCCTCGCAAGCGTGTCTCCAGGCGCTGGAAGGAACGACGACGCCGGAGATTGCTCGTGAAGCTTTCATTACCGCTGCGCTGGCGGCTAAAGTCCACATTCGATCGACTGGCGATCCACGAGAGCAGGCCAGGCGCGGTGGCGCTACCAACCAGTTGACCGGTACTGATAGCCCCGCATTCCGAAAAGCCAACCATGATGCGGTGGAATCGATCAAGACCCTCATCGAGAAATACAAGAAGGACGCTGGCTCCGAGAGCTAGGCCCAACGGACGATGATGTAGATGCCCAGCACGCATATTGCGCCGGCAACCATTCCAAGGTGAAATGCAGTGGGGAAGCGACGGTCCGGCATGATCGAAGTATGTGATAGCCGTCTCGCAAGCGCAAGGAGGAGCCATGTGTGGACGTTTCACTCAGATGATGTCGTGGGCTGAACTTCATAGGCTCTACAGCCTGACATCAGACGCCTTTGCCGGCCGGAACGACAGGCCACCGCGCTACAACATCGCGCCAACGCAGAATGTCCCGATCGTGCACAACGACAAGGACGGCAACGAGATTTCCGAGGAAGCCCGCTGGTGGCTTGTGCCTTGGTGGGCGAAGGAAATGCCTAAGCAGGCGATGTTCAACGCCAGGATCGAAACCGTGGCCACGTCGGGCGCCTTCAAGGACGCGTTCAAATCCAAACGCTGCCTGATCCCCGCCGATGGTTTCTACGAATGGACGCTGGCGCCAGAAGATCCCAAGGGCAAGACGAAAGACCCATGGTTTATCCATCTGTCCGGCGGCGCGCCGTTCTCCTTCGCAGGACTGTGGGCGCATAACGACAAGCTCGGCGTCACCAGTTGCACGATCATTACGCGCGATGCAGAGGGACCGGTGACCGAGCTTCATGACCGCATGCCGGTGATCCTCGATCCGGCTGTCTACGACGAATGGCTTTCGGCCGAGACATCAACATCCGATGCCATGGAACTGCTCGACCATCATCTTGACGGCCAACTGCAGTTTCATCGCGTCAGCCGCGATGTCAACACTTCCAAATTCACAGGCAATCCGGGAATCAATCCGCTGTAACGGCCTTGCCCATGACATGCCGAATTCCGCCGAAACGGCCGTTGAAGATTTGCGCATGCCGCGACTTGGAGAACGCGAAGATCCGATAGAGAACATCGTCGGCGCGTGTTGACCCGATTTTTGGACAAAGTTCGAGCCCGAGAATGTCGCTGAAACGGCGCTTCTCGTACATCTGCCTTCCGGTGCATAGATGCGCTTCGAGCATAACCTGGTGAGGATACTCGGCACGCAAAACGTCGTCGGTGAGAATGTGGAGCTCGATGCGCGGGTTATTTGGATCGAACCGCATGAGCGGCATGTTGTCTTGGGCGTATGGCTGTTCCTGGACGAGCATGACGACCTCCTTCGTGAATGTTCTTATTCTGTTCACGGATAGGAAACGAGTCAAGCTCAAATGAAAACGCAGTGAGGTTGCCGAAATTGCGGTGATTATGGCGTAGCAGGAGCGGCACTACCCGCTCGTCGAGAAATCCGGCGGCGTTTCGTAACAATTCTCAGGTTGAGATCTCGTCCATTCGGAACCTTACCTCGCGTACCGGGTTGCGCCCCATTGATATGGCGAGCGACCATGACTTTATACTTCTTCAACGTGTGTGATAGCAGTTCGTTGTATGGCGACCACCGAGGGCTGGACTTGCCCGATCTCGCGGCAGCTCTGGTAGAGGCGCACAGGGTCGCCGCATCTATTGTGGGCGGGCTGCTCCAGCAGCCGAGCTTGTTCGCGAACTTAAAGGTTCACATCTGCGATCGGGCGGGGAATATCCTCGAACGGGTCGCTATGCCAGATCCGGCGGATTTCCCACGATAGGGTTGAGCAAGATAGCCACGTCGTCACGGGCTCTTGGGCCCGGCGCATGCAGACTTTTGTACGATTTCGTACATCTCGGACGAACTCTTGAATCACCCGAAAAATCTCTCTACATTTTGTATGTCGCCGTTTTCTCGTTGGGGAATTGAAGATGTCGTCCGCGTCTTTCGACTACGATGCTGCAATTCAACCGGACCAGATCGTCCTGATCCAGACGGTCTTTGACGACTTGGCACGTGAGACCTGGTTCGATGACACAGATGAAAATCGAGAGGCTCTCGCGGCTCTCGTCTTGCACGCTTTTCGTCGCGGCAAGACGAAAGAATTAGACTTGTTGGAGGCCAGTCACGAGCTGGCACGCGAGCGGTTCCGACGCTGACCCTTAAAACGGGAACGAGGGCCAACTGCTCGCCCCTTATAATCCAACCACGGAGAGCGGGCACCATCGCAACGCGACAACCTGCGAATTAGAACATATTAATGACTGACTGGCAGAAGAAATACCGTTGGGTCCGAACATGGCCCGGCGAGACAGGTATCGATGGCAAGCCTCACGAAGATTACTCCGCCTATGATGGCGAGGTGTATGCTGGAAGAATCCGCTTCGAGGAATCAAACCTGAAAAAGAGTCAATGGCACTGGGCGGGAAGTTATCCGAAGCCCATGTTCGGGTCGCCCATCATGCCGAATGCGGGCTACTGCAGCAGTGCGGCAGTTGCGGCTAACGCCGTCGAAATTTACTGGGACGCCTCCAAGGCCAGGCGGGATATCCACCTAATGGCGAAAAAAGACCCCGAGGGGACGGGGCCAATTTAGGAGGGACATGAACCCGTCAGGGCCCATGAATGCAGGGGTAGCCTGCTTCGATCCAACAAGTGGCGATAAAAATAGTTCCCAATAAAAAACAGGCTCCGTAATCCGCGACGGAGCCTGTCTTGCGAGATCAGCGGGCAAATGCGGCCTCGCGTGCAGGAGCGAAAGAAGCCTGCGCTTCTTCAACATCGTTGAGAGCTTTCGGTTCCCCGGCGCGTTGATTTGTCCGTTTCTGACATTGTGTCGCCTGCGGACGAGCGAACGCCACTTGGACGATGAGGGCGGCTACCGGTTCATGAGCGGTTTAGACGCTGACCTCAAAAACAGGAACGAGGGCCGGAGCCCTCGTCCTATCGTCAGCGGCTATTGCTGATTCATCTCGCCGCCAAGACCTTGGCACTTCGAATCACCCGGGTTGGCGACGCAGAATTCCCGCTCTTCCGGCGAAATCGTGCGACCTTCGCTGTTGATGCTGTTGGTCTTGCTATTGTCGAGTGCAGAGTCCTTGCCGTTGTTTTTGCCACCATTGTTATCGGCCGCAAAGGCCATTGACGAGGCGGCAAGCATTCCTGCGGCGAGAGTGAGTGCGACTTTCATGGTTTCCTCCATCGTTTGAAAGTTACGGTGAGGAATCATTGACTGGCGAAACGGTTTCCAACTCGCGTCCAAAAAACAGAGAATTGGGACGATTGTACGCTACCGCACCAAGCAGGACAGCCGTCGCAAGCGTGATAATCTGGCCGAGGCGCAATCGGCATTCCTGCGCTAAGGCCGGCTTCCGTCCCGTCGCTGGCAAGCCCGCTCGCACAACTCACCTACGGCGAGCGGGCACTCTTATCAGGCGAAACAAAATCCCGCCACGAGAGTTGGATCGAAAAGGAGGCCGTGATGCCTACATTCTACTTCGATATTCACAACGGCGAAGAGACAATCAAAGACGTGGAGGGGGTGGAGTTGTCAGGTGCTAGGGCCGCTTTCGAAGAGGCCCAGGAGGCGGCGCGGGAGATTCTCTCTGAAAAACTCGCGAGGGGCGATATCATCGACGGCAATCAGTTCGAGGTCCACGACGAAATGGGCACTAAACTTTTCACGCTTCCCTTCAAGTCTGTTCTTCGCTTCGAGTGACAGCCGGGAACAACTGGTCGACCACTATTCCCCCTTCGTCAATGAGACGCACATGAGCCTCGTTGCCGTGGGCTGCAGCATCCTTGGCAAAGCTTATAGCCGTCGCTTCACAGGTTTCACGGGACGAGAGGAAACACACCAATTTATCGTTCCGACGTAGTTCCCATGAAATGCCTTGGTAGCTGCCGCACTCAAATTTGATCACCACCGAATCCCCCGTGGAAGTATGAACTTCCAAAGAGAGGCGACTTAGCGAGATCTCAGGAGAACGGTTGCACCTTAACACCCGACGGTCTCAACGCGCGACAAGATTATGGATTAAAAAACTTTGCTGTCAGTTTCACTAGAAAAGCAGCGTTCTGTCTTGAAAGATGATCGTCGCGATTGCGGTCACCATTCCCATCACGAAGCCGAGCCAGAGCGTCTTTCGGTCGCGGCCATGGAATAGCCCTAGGCCGAAGTCCGGCGCCGTAATCTGCAGGATGGCAGCCAAGATGAAGAGATATCGGACGGCGGCCGTGAGCGTTGGCGCGGTGAGCGGCGCTCCCTCGGATCGGGCATAAATCGAGCTTGTGGTTGACAAACAGATAGCGATCCACCCGACTGCAAAGCCCATCGTCATCTGCCGAACGCGATTGTATTCGCCGAGTCCCAGAGCGGCGCCGACGATCAATCGGTGATACGCCACCACGATGGCCACCATGCAGCCGGCAAAAATGCCGTTCAGCACGATGATCAGGCTTTCCGGATTAGTGAAGCCCACGAGGCCGAAGAACAGCGCAGCAAGGCCAAACATGCCACCGGCGACCCGGTTAGCGATGATGTTTCTCAGCATTCTTCTTTCTCCCCGTCACGCGGTCGTTTTCGTCCATCATTTCCCGGATGGTTTGCGTCAACTGGTTAGACGCATCGACCGTGGCGTTAACGGCCGCCGACACGAGGCCGGCCACCTCATCGTTCCGCTCCGAGGTCGGGGAGAACAGCATTTTCAGCATGCGTCTGATCCTCATGGTTTGCGGTCCCTGATCAGTTCCCGGAGTGCCTCAATCGATTTCGTAAGGTCTTGGAGGGCGAGCGCCATCTGCACGCCCTCTTTGATGCGGTCCGTCATCACCGCCTCGTACTTCTTGGCCAGCACGAAGATGATGTAGAGCATGATGGCGAAGATGGCCGCCTGCGGGCCGTAGCTCTTCACCACCATCTCGACGAGCGCCGCAAGCTCCATGCCAGTCCCTGTATGTTCGATGAAAGTTCGCGATCCGTTAGGGATCACTCATCAAGCTGTTCGCGCTACGTCCCCTTGCCGGGCACCACGATGTCGGGAACTCCGGCCGGCGTCTTGATAACCACTGGTGAGCGCTCGGGGATCTGTTTATCGACTTCCTTTGCCACCTCTGCGGCCCGGTCGGTGCTCGACTTGGTGATGGTGGCATAGATCGGCATGACGAGTGCGATGATGCCGCCGGCCGCAGCCAGCAGCCCAGGCAGCTGCGCGCTGATGTCCTGCACCTTCTGGCTCAATTCCTGAACCTGATCGGACGTGAGCCATCCCACAATGCCGAGGATGGTGAGAAGGGAGCCTGCGATCGTGATGAGGTAACGGATAGCAACACCGATGGAGGTTGCCGTGGTGAGCGGGTTGAAGATCTTCATTGGGCCTGTCCTTTCAAATAATCTTGCCGAGAGCGTCCTTTCGGACGTCGAAGGAGGGGCACGCCTTTGCGGCGTACTGGTTATGGCCGGACACCTTGACGATGCCGGCGAACTTCCTTCGGAGTTGCTGGGTCAGCCAGAGCATGGAGGCCCGCTGCGCCGCGGTGCGGGTGTCCTTTGCGCTCTTGCCATCGGCCGAGACGCCGCCGACATATGAGCAGCCGATCGTTCCGGTGTTGTGGCCTTCGACATGCGCGCCTACCTGGCCCACCGGGCGGCCGAGCATGATCCGCCCGTCGCGATAGACGACGTAGTGATAGCCGATATCGGACCAACCGCGCTGCTTGTGCCAGGCGCGGATATCATCGACGGTATAGTCCTTGCCCTCGGGCGTGGCGGTGCAGTGCCAGATCAATTCCTTGATCGGCCGGGCGGTATCGAGAAGCTTTAGGCTCGCCACGTTCGGTGGTGCCGCAGCGTGCCCTTCGCCGCTTGACAGCGGCGGCGGCGCCGTCATTGCCGACTTGTCCGGTTCCGGCCTGCCAGGCTTGACGGGGGCCACGGCGCGCGCGAGTGCGGTCTGGGTCTGCGGCCCCGCCTTGCCATCGACGAAAAGACCGACGGCCGCCTGAAAGGCCCTGATCGCAGCGTCTGTCTCGCCGCCTTCGCTCTTCTTGCCATCGACGCCGAACTTCGCCAGCGAATAGCCAAGCGCAAGCAAGCGCTTCTGGATGTCCAGAATCGTTGTCATGGTGATGTTCCTTGCAAAGAAAAGGCCGCCTCAATGGACGGCCATGATGGGATTGGTGGTCACGCCCACCCTGTTTTGGGCGAATGCCTCGCCGCGCGTTTGAATACGCTACGGTGGAAAGTGAGGGAGTGGTTAGTGGGTAAGGTTACTTGCAGTCCGTCATTGATCGGGCCCGATTCTTGAACCATTGCTCCGCGAAGCGCGTTCAATCCGGATGATAGCGAGACGAGAAATGTTTAAGGCATCGTTCGCGATAGCGGTTGGGCTTACCGCAGCATGGATGGTGCTGCTCGCGTGGCTACTCGTCCTTGGCTTCAGTACCCTGTTCGGGACAGAGTCAGTCGAGCAGCCACAACATGCCGAATATGAGGCCGGCCCAAATAAGAACGGACAGCTCAAAGAATAGAATGAGGGACTGCAATCGGCTCATCGCTTGCCTCCGACGTTTTCCGTCCCTAGCGCTCTAATCTTTCCTGGGCCTGTCGCCGTTCGGCCTGGCACAAACGTCGAACAACGCCAATTAGGGCCAGAGCGCGTCGGCGGTAACGTCTTGCGGGATCGGGCTCAATGACTGCAGGATGAAGCTGGCCGTCCATATCGGCTGCCGAAAGGCTTCCGCAGCGTCGAGAACATCCAGCCATTCGGCTGCTGTCACGACGGCTGGCCCGGTGTCCGTCGCGATCATGATTTCCTTGCTGACGTCGTCGCGGGCAATCGCCTTGAAGGCCATATCGCTGACCTCCCGCCATCCAGCCATGTCGGCCTCTGTCGTGCCGACATGGTGGACGCCGCGCGTGTCGCCGAAATCGTAATCAAAGCCGGACGATAGGCGGCGGCCGCGTTCAAGCGCCACCAGAAAGGCGAGCTCCTCCTGCGTCTTGTCGGGGCAGTAGGGGATAAGGTCGTCGCCGTCGAAGCGCTCGGCCTCCGGATTGCCAACAAAGCCCAGCTTGAAGACGCATCCTTCCGGCAGCTCGGGCAGGCACGACGCGTCGGGGCAATAGCCGCTCTGATCGATGATGCCGGTCTCAGGATAGATGAAGGAATAGTGGATCATGGGAGGGTCACCGCCGATAGTTGCACGCCGCTTACTGTGCCCCCGCCCGTCTTTGAGTAACTGAACGACCCTCCGGTGATCTCGGTCGTCGTGATCGTGTTCACCTCCTGATTGACGAAGTCCATCGTTACCGAATAGCCGCCGAGGTTGACGGTCACGCCTGACGTATTTGAGGTGCATTTGAATGTCAGCGTCAGCAAAGTCGATGATCCCGTTCCGGCATTCACGCTGCCGGAATTCGAGGTTCCAAGATTGTTGAGCGCCGCCTTGCCGCCAGCGAACGGCGCGACAGAGGTAACGCCACCGGGCGATAGCGCAAACGGGTTGAACTGATGCCACGCCGAGGCCTGTCCCGAAGTGTTGACATGTCGAGCATAGACGAAGCGCGGTTGATCGAAGGGTTGGGCTACATATCCGCGCTCACCGATCACGACGTCGATAATGTCCGTTGACGGGTTTGGCGTGCCGGCGGATGCGAGGATCGCAATGTCGGTGTGGTCATAATCAAGCTCAGGCGGCATGTCCCATACGACGAGCCATGACAAGCCGTAACCGATAAGGATGGTATTGGTCGGCACGGCCGGGGCGCTCGTGACACCGGTAGGCTGCACTGGCCCGACCAGCGAAGACCACGTGCCCGGCGTTCCGTCCCAATTGATCGAGCGAACACGGACCTTGTAGAAATATTGGGTGTTAGCCTGAAACCAGACCTTTCCGGTCGGTGACGGCTTTGTCTCTATGACAGAGTAAGTGCCGCCGGACGTCGTCGAGCGGGAGAGTTCGAATTCGTAATTCGCAGCGCCGGCCACTCCCGTGCTGAAGGTGGCCAGGAGCGCGATATCGACGGAACCGTCGAGATCAACATCCTTGTTCGCCTGAGTGAGCGAAATCCCGGTGGGAGCCGCGCGTAGCGTCTGATCCGTGATGCCATTGGTCACGATCAGGTTGCCGTTCTCGGCCCACGGAGAATATTCGGTCTGGTTGGCTCCAGCCTCGCCGAAGAACATGTGAGTGAAGAACAGGTAGCTGGACGTGTCCGTCGTCAGCGTCGTGTTCAGCTTGCGCACCATGATGATGGCATAAGCCGCCGTCGCCGGGGCGGTCGCGAAGACGCCGATCTGCTTGTATCCGGTTAGCAACTGACCCCCAGTTTGGGTGCCCGCGTTGTCGTCGGTGACCGAGTTCGAAAGGTTGGTGCCTGCCGCGTTATACCACATGATGAAGGCGCGACCCGTGCAGCGGTGGCAGCCGGTCAGGAGATGCATCTCGTAACGCTGGTTGGCCTTAACCGGGATCTTGCGATGATCCACGTTGAAGGCGTCTCGCTGGTAGACGGACGTGTAACCTCCGGTGATGCCGTCATTGCCCTGGAAGATCTGGAAGCAGTCTTCACCGACGGGTGCCCAGGAAGCCCCGGCGCCGCCGACAAGGGCGGTCTGGAACGTATTGTTGCTGTTGATGTCAACGCCGATTGCCCAGTAATTCAAGCCGAGATTGGCATTCGTGTTGATCAGCAGATTCGTGCCCCGGCCCGCTCCGAGCTCTGCACTCAGCAGGCCGCGATAGGCCGGAGAGACAACACCCGTGGAAGCGTTGGTGACGCCACCCTGCTTGTCATAATGTTTGACGGTGAAGGTGTACGTGCTGCCGATGGTGCGGGCAGTCATATCGACGTATTCGGTGCCCGAGGTCCTGATGACGGTCACGCCGCCGACCAAGACTTCGGTCTCCTTGTAGATCGACGTATCAAGTGCACCAAAGCCCCAGCCGATGCGGAAGCCGCCAGCGACTTGCGCGACAGACGGAGCGCTGGCTGCCGCGCCGGTGTAGCCCGTTGCCGCCGAAGGCTGAATGCCGGGCGAGGTGTAGCCGCTCCAAGTGCTTTTCTTCTTTGCGTTGCCCGTGACAGACCGGATTCGCGCTCGGTAGAATTTCTTCCGGTTCGCAGGCAACTGAAAGACGGTGGTCAGGCTATCGGCAGCGTCCTCCGCGTCGAAGGCGAAGCGCCGCCAGTTCGTATAGGTGCCGCCGACAGTGTCGGAGCGCTGCACCTCCACAATGTAGCTCTTGATCTCGCGACCGATGTTCGGATTGGTCGCGGTGATCGTGATCCCGGCGTCGAGCGTGCCGTCCTGATCGAAATCCGCGCCATAGCCGGCGAGCGCGACGGTCGGGGCGGTCGGGGCGGTCTGGTCGGTCTGGCTATCTTCAACCGCCTTCCGGAAGATCGGACCATAGAAAGCGAGATCGGCGGCGCTGGCACTGGTGTTCTTGCCGGCGCGAAGAATGGCGCGACGTGCATTGGCCGGCGCGGTGAATATCCGTTCACGCTCGCTGATCGTCGTGCCTGTCACGATCGCGGTGTTGTTGGAGCTGATGAACGTCTGGACCCCCGCCGCGTTCATCGAGAACCACAGGACTTGTAGATAGGTATCGCAGCTCACGCCGTTGGACGGCCCGAGGACGCCTGCGATGTAATAGGCCTTCCCTGCCTTGACCGGGATGTCCGACAGCGTCGAGATCGTCAGAGCTGCGGTGCTGGCCGGAATCGAGAGCGTGTTGGCGCTTTCCGACACGTCAGCGCTGGGGGTAGTTGCGAGCGTCCCCCCCGTGCCAGTCCACAGCGCGAGGATGTCCGCATTCGCGTTGCGGATCATGTTCGACTGATCGCGAGCGACGATCTTGTCATCGGTGACCGCGTCGGCGGCGAGCAAGTCCGCCTCGGTGGCGCGGCGCACCATGGGGTCGGAATACCAGAGGCCGACGTCCGGGCCCGCCGCGATACGCGCGATAAGCTGCGACCGACGAGCGCCAGCCGGCGCCTTGGCCAGAAACGATTTGTAATCCTGCGTCGTGCCGGTCCAGCTCAATGACGCGCTGCTGATGAACACCAGAGCCCCGGACCCGTCGAGGGAGTACCAGTTGATGATGAAGGTCATCGTTGCCGAAACGGCGGTGAGCGGGCCGAGCGTGGCCGCCACGGCATAGGTCTTGCCACCCTTCACCGGGAACTGGACCGAGTAGATTTCCTTGATGCCGGTCGTTTGGGCCTGGTTGAGCGCCCACTCGGACGAGCCACCGGCAGAGTTGTTGCGGACACGGGTCGGCACACCGCCACCGCTGCCCTGCGACCACAAGGCCGCCCCTTCGAACATATCGTTGTCGATGACGATGTTGCTGCTGTCCGCCCCACGCAGGAGCTTGACCGGCGTTACCGACTGAGTGCCGAGCTTAGGCGCCGTAATCGCGCCGTCGTCGATGTCGGCCGCACCGACCCTTGCGGTGGTGGCAGTCCTGCCAGCGGTGTTCGAGACGGGGAACTTCGTGCTCTCATTGCCCGAACTATCGACGGCGGTTACCCAGTAATAGCGGGTCACCGCATTGCCGAGGTCGCCTTCCTGGAACCGGATCGACTTTGGATCGTCGAGCAGGACAGCCGTCGTGAAATCGTTGGTATTCGACCCATAGAGGTTGAAATGGTCGAAATCGCTGTCCGGGTTCTTGTTCGTCTTGAGGTCGATGCGGCCGATCTTGCCGGTGGCCGTGAGGCTGGTAGGCGCGGTGGGAGCGGTGTTCTTCTTGGTGACAGTGATCGAGGTGGTGGAAGAGAAATTGCCGCGCGTGGTCTCGGCGCCGAACGCGGCAACATCGACCACGAGGGTCGAGCCGGCGGCGACCGGGATGCGAAGCGGCGTTCCGTCGGCGGGATATCGGACGTTCTGGCCATCGACGATCGTCCGCACGATGTAGGTCGCCTCCTGAGACACAGGGGTCCATGCGACATCGACGAAATAGCTCAGCTTGCCGTCGCTGCCGAGCTTTGACACGCGGGTCAGGCTCGGCGCTGCCGGGACGTCCACGATCACACAGGTGACAGATTTCCAGCCCGTCCAGTCCGCATCGCGGGTAGCGTATGGGATGCCCATGAAGCGGATTTCATAGGCCTTTCCGAAGCGCAGGATATCGTTGGCGACCAACGCCGTTCCATCGTCGGGATTATTGATCGTGCCCTCGGCGATCACCTTTGTGGTCGAAGGATATCGGATCTCCCACTTGAGACGCTGAACCGCGAGTTCCGTCGTTCCCCACGTCCAATCGACGCGGATCGCGGGCTTGTCCTTGCCAACAGTGGTGTCCACCTGATCGGCGGCGACGGTGACGTCAAGCACGAGGGTGCCGGGCGTGACGATGACAAGCGGCGCCGTATCGAAATCCTGCTCGTAGGCTGGCAGCCATCCCTGATCGTTGGCGTTCACCTCTCGCAGGAGGACGCGCTGGTTGACGTCGGGAAGGTCATCTTTCGATCCGATGATGACGTCTTTGCCGCTAGGGCCGTATCCAAACAGTTCGCTGTAATAGGTCAGGCAGTCGAAGGGCTCGTAGACCCAAGCGATCGGCGGCAGGATGCCTTCGTGGGTGACCTGGCGCCGGCTGTCCTTGATCGCGGCACGCATGAGCCGCTGCACCTGATTGTTCTCGGTAACGAACGGCAGCGTCATGTCGAGCGCCAGCTCTTCACCGTCTTCCTCCAGCGCGTCATCATCCTGATAGCGTGGGCCGTCTTTCGGCTCCCACTGCTGCCTGGGTTCGGGATAGGTCGCGTAGGCGGTGTTATAGGTGGCCTGCTGGCTCTGGAACTTGTTGGTCTCCTGCTCGGCCGTGATCAGGAAATCGTCGTCGGTGATCGAGCCGACCGGCAGGCCGGGACCGCCGCACCAGGTCTTGTAGGTTCCGCCGAACTCGGTCGTGTAGCCGCTGCAGCTCTTGTTGATCTCGGTGACGATGTCGATCGGCTTGTCGTCGAGATGGATTTCGCAGCCGACCTCGTAGCGCTTGACCGAGCCGCCGGCCGCTTTGCCGACGTTTTCGTCACAGACGTTCATCGCCGCGAACCAGTAATCCAGCGGCAGGCGATAGGCCTCGGCGTCGCCGCCCCAGAGGTGCTCGCCATCGTAACGGATGCCGATATGGGTATTGTACTCTATGACCTTCGCATTCTTGCTGAAAGTCCAGGTGCTCTGATTGTTGCGGCGCTGGGAGCCTGAGCCGCCAACGGTGGAATCCTTGCGCGGGTCGTAAAGGGAGGCTCCCTGCACCACCCATCGCAAATCGGGAATTCCGGTCCAGATGCCGCGATTGGAATACCACGCCTGCACGATGACATAGGCGCAGCCCTCGCCGATCATGTCGTTCTGCCACGGCCGGTCGGGGTCACTGCCGAACTTGTCGAGCAGCCAGGAATCCGCAGTGTTCTGCGTCCCGTCATAGAACTTGACGAGGAAGTACCCGCCCCCGCTGGCGCCCTTCACATACTCGTCAACCTGCATGAAACCGCCGGGCCAGCTGGGGCCGGGGTTGATCGTAACCTTCTCGTTGTTGGCATAGACGGTGTTCGACAGGCCATTGACCGGAATGCACGAAAGCTGGATCACATAGACGAGGCAGGCGTTCTCGATATTATAGCCGGACTTGTCGAAGACGTTGGCATAGATCAGCTGACCGGCTGTGCAATACTCGCCGAGAATGAACGACGGCGGGTTGTCGCCGCCGGTATCGATCTTGGTCTTGACGCCTTTCTGCTCGACTTCCGGAGCGAGAAGCATGCTGATCAGCCACTGCGCTCCCATCGATGCGAATCCGAGCGCGATCGATCCAACGGTAATGCCGGCGCCAAGACTGGTAGACAGAAGCGCGCCGATACCGGCCGCCAGCGGACCAGCATGTGCCGGTGCGACGAACAGCGTGAACAGCGCTGTGGTGGCGAGGAGGAGCTTCTTAAGCATCGGCGCTTTCGGGATCACGGCCCACGGCGAAGGCGCGGCAGGCTTGGGTGAGGGGAAGATTTCCGGCCATGGTCGGCATGGGGCCGATGATGCGGTGGCCGGCCACCAGCATCAGGGTCACGCCCTGTTCTCCGAAATCCACGGCCACGATGTCGCCGATCTGGGCCTCGGCAACGGGGATCTCGGGAAGCGCCGACGCGGCGAGCGCGGCATGGTCGGCAAAACCGGCCTTGCGGAGCAGCTTCAGCCCGCCTTCGAATGTCGAATACTTGCCACGAAAGTCCGCGGCGAGATCGAGCCTGTCCTTCAACTGGACCTGAACCGCCGTCGCAGCGCTGATGCCGCAATCGTGCCTGCCCCATTCGAAAGGCATGGCCATGCTTTCTCGAACCCACTGCGTCAGCCGCAGTCGAGCCTCGGGATGCAATTCATGGATTTTCATCTGATCCACTTGTCCTTGGGACGTTTTTTCTTTTCGTGCACGACGTCCTCCTGGCCCCAGACAATCTTCGGAACGATGTCGAGATAGCGGCCCCAGCGATCACCGTTGCGGCGCTTGGAGAACTCGTCGGAAAGCTTGGCCGGGTTGCCCTTGGCGAGGGTGCGGGCATGTGACTGGCATTCGAGGATCACCTGTCCGTCATTGCCGGCCTTCGCCCGCTTGAACGGTGCGCGGTTGGTCAAGCCGTCGAAGCGGCAACGCGCCGGATCGACGAGATTCATCGTCGCAGGATCGAGCAGGCCGCGATGGATCTGGATCGGTTGGCTTTTCGGATTGAACACCAGGGTGGCGTTCACGACCTCGGGCGACAGGTTCGAGAAAACCAGTTTGATCGAACGGACTTCCAGCTTCATCGACATCGGGATCGGCGGCACCTTCATCAGGTCCGCCATGCCCTGATAGACCCGCGAGACGGTCGCGCCATCGCTCGGCCGGATGACGTCCACTGTTACCGGGACATTGCCGCTCCACAGGCCGATATACTCGATCTCGTCGGTGGTGGTGTTGAGCGCCGCGATCCAAACGAAGTCGCGCGGGACGATGCCTCGGGTGGAGGCGTTCGTGAGCGCGTCAAGGGTATTGACGGGGACGGTCATCACCATCAGAACACCTGCCTGCACTTGAACGACATGCCCGTCGTCATCATCTGGCACGCCGTGCCGGGGTCGAATGAGCCGGGGATCATCTTCACCCGCGCGGCGGCTTTGATCAGCGTCACGGCGGCGTTCACGGCGGCGCCGGGCAGAATGTGCGGCCGCACCTCAAGGCTAGGGCTGATGCCGCCCGTCGCGGTGCCGCCGACCACGATCCGGTGAAGCGCGCGCTTGGTCGGCGATCCGAAATCGAAGGCGAAGAAGTCGCCGACGCTGTTGATGAAGGTCGAAGGCAGACCCTTGAAGGTCAGTTCCTTGTTGTTGACGTTCAGCGTGTTGATCTGGACGGTGGACGCGCCGAGGATGGCCCCGGTCGGGTCAGATAGCGGATAGGCTGCGCGTGGGTCATAGAGGTAGAAATCGTTGATGCTCTCATCGAGCGCCTCGATCAGCGCCTGCACCCGGCGGGCAAGCGCGTTTTCCATGTTGATCAGCGTGACTTCGAATTCCCAGTATTTGGGCGACATGTCGGCCACGATGATCTTGCCGCCACCCATGCCGGAAATCTGCTGGTCGGCGACCAGCCGCATGCGGACGGTGGACATGCGCAGAACATCCGCGAAGGACGCGAGCGAGTAAGGAAAGCTGAGCGGCATGGTCAGGCCGCCACGCGATTATGAGGGTTCTGGCGGTATTCCTCGATAAAGTCGGGAAGTCTCCCGTGATACTCGGCAAGCCCGCTTCCGACCGTCTGCGCAGCGACCACCCGCATTCGCTCCATGAGTTCCTTGTCGCCATTGCCAGCAACAGTGATGTTGTAATTGAAGCTGGCAGAGCGCGGCCCCATGCGCTGCTCGCTGTTAGGGCCGATCTTGTGGGTGGGCGTGACCTGGCTGCCGCGCGGCAGGGTGACAAGCTCACGACCGCGCTCACCAACCATGAAGGTGCCGCCGGGCGAATAGTCGGTGCCATCCGCAAACCCGAACAGCTTGAAGAATCCACCGAAGAGCGATGAGAAGATATTGCCGCCGGCCGGCGCCGTCGGCGTGACGGCGGGAACCTGCGTCGTGACAGCCGGAGTGGTCAACTTGCCCAGTCCATCGGTGATCTGCGTGCCGACTTTGGTGGACGTGTCCCCGAGCGTGCCAAGGTCTTTCGACGTGGACGCCGTGGTCTGCGAAAGCTTCTGCATGTTCGAGGTGAACTGCTGGGAATAGCGGGTATCGCTCATGCCGTTGACGTCGGTAGCACCGCGCGAAACGGCCGAGCCCGTGAACCACTTGTTTGCCGCTGGCCCCTCGCCATACTTCGAGACGTAGGAGCCGAACTCGCCGTCGAAAACCTTGTCCTGAGCCGCAGGGTTCGCAAGATACTGCTGGGGCGTGAGGCGCTGGCCGTAATATTTCTCCGACCACGACGGCACATTTGCCCCCATGACCTGATAGCGGCCATAGGCTTGATCGCCCGTGCGGGTCATCGGACCGATAGCGTTGTAATTGCCGGCGAAGGAGCCGCTTTCGATCTGGGAAATCCCCTGTCGCCACATCATCGCGCGGGACGTCGGATCGGTCGGCGTCAAGGCGGAGACAGGGCTGTTGACGATGCCGTTCGCCATAAGGTCGGGGCGGACGCCATTGGCGATGTTACTATTCGCAGGCGTGGGGAGGCCAAGGACGCCGCTGAGCGTGCCGCCGGTAGGCGAGGAAGGGAATGCACCGCTAAGCGCGCCTGTGACGCCGCCATTGACCATAACGGTGCCGGCCGTGACGGTCATCGTCGCCGTGGACTGAGCGCCGGGAACGGCGGGGCGACCGGAGAACAGATCACCCATGGTCGGCAGGTTCGTGCCCAGCATCGCGTTCTTCAACGGGTTGGCGATCGTCATCTGCTGAACCCATTGCAGCATCGTGTCGGCTGCGGACTTGAGGCGATCCTTGAGACTGCCCGTGCCAACGGTGAGAGAGTCGATCGCCGAGCCGCCCGCCTGCTGGAGGCTGGTATAAGCCGCGTTCTGGCGCTCGATCTCCAGGCGCGCTTGTGCCATCGCCTGCGCATTGGCGATATATTGCTGGCCTTCCTGAGAAAGCAGGCTGATCCCCTGCTGGCGGAGCTGCTGTTCGGCCTGAAGTGCGGCGGTGGCGCGTGCACGCTGATCCGCACTGGCACCGATCAGCCGGGCTTCGAGCTGCAACTGCTCAATTTGGTCACCCTGATCTCTCAGCAGATTTGCTGCGGCGAGTTTTGCGTTCACGTCGGCCAGCGCTATCGCCTTCGCACGCGCGGCCGCGATCTCCTGCTCGTCCGCGTTGATACCCGCCGTTGCGGCCGCCTGGCGGATTTGCGCCTCAGCTTCATAGGCGGCCCGGAGACGGTTTCGTTCTTCGATCGATCTTCCTACCAGCGACAATTCGTTCTGAGCGGATGCCAGCGCGGCGTCAGAGGACCGGGCGCGTTCTTCCTGCGCCAGTCGAAGCTCATGTTCAGCTGTGATGAGCGCCTGCTTTCCGGCAAGCTCGATGCGCTGCGCCCGCGCTGCAGGGGTCTCGGTCTCATTGTATTGCGCGGCGGCAGAGGATCGGGCGGCGTCAGCTTTCTCTTCGGGTGAGCGGGCGTTGACTTCCGCGATCTGGGCCTCAAACGCCGCACGCGAGCGCTGGGCCGCGACACGCTGCTGCTCATGAAACGCGGCCAGGTTTCCGGCATCGTCGCGGTTGGTGGGGCCATTCGAACGCAGGAAGCCCGTCGGTCCCTTGTCCTTCGAGATCTCGCGAAGCAGACGGTCGGTCTTCTCAAGCTCGGTATTGAGTTCGGCCGTGCCCTTGGAGAAATTGATGATCCGGTCGGCCTGGGTCTGCAGGCCCTTCTCATTCCCGATCGCCCGGATCTGCTCGATGAATTGCGGGACGTCGCCGGATTTTCTGAGGTCAGTAAAAGCCTCCTGAAACGGAGCATATCCGCCTTTCATGCCGAACGTCGGCGGAGCGCCGCGATAACCGCCGTACTGGCCGAATTTCAGGCTGACATCCTCGATCGCTTCCTTTTGGCGATCGGCGAGTTCCTTGCTGCTCGCGCGCGCTGCCGCGTCCGCCCGCGCCCTGTCTGCCGTGGAAAAAGACAGTGCCTTTTGCTCGGCCACGCCATAGGCATCACCCAGCGCGCGGATGTTGTCGCGGTGCTCCTGCAAGATCGCGTCTGTCGTCTTGGTTTCGGTGCGCGTGAACAGATAGAACGCACCGGCAGCGGCCGAGATGCCGGCAAAAGCAAGCCCGATCGGCCCGAGAGAAGCAGCCACGCCGCCAGCGATTGCCATGACGTCGCCCAGCGCCGACTTCAAGCCACCCTGCCCCGCGTAAAGCTGTGCTATCTGCGGGCCCTGCTGCATCAGCGTCATCGCCGGACTTTGACCCAGCGCCTGCATTTGGCCGACGTCGAATAGCTGATAGCCGAGGTTCTGCCGGCGGAACTGGGCATTGTTGTCGTTGCCGGCGACCGGCGTCTTGTTCAGGCTGGCCGCGAACTGATCGTGCCGTGCGCGTGCAAGTGCTTCAGCTTGGGCGAACTCCGTCGTGCTAATCTCGGCGCGGTTGAGCAGCACAGTGTATTCGGCGATCTCGGCATTCAACCGTGCCTGCGAAGCGCCGACCGGATCGATGGCGGCACGTAAAGCGGCCGCTTGCTGTGCATAGCGCTCGGCTTCGCGTGCAGCCTCCTCGAACACCGCTGCGGATGCGCGCGCCGATGCTGCCTGGCCTCCAACCCCAAGGCGGGTATTCAGGTCGCTGGTGAAGTTCGTACCGGTCTGCGCGGCGCGAAGGGCGTTGACGTCGAATGCCGGGGGCTTGATCGCTGCCTGGGCGAGCAGTTTTACGTTGGCACGCTCTACCGCCGCTGCAAGTTCGTTCTGGCCACGGGAAGCGAGGGCCGATGCGTCGGCGGTCATGTTGTATTTGCGGTAGATCCCGTCGAGGATGGCGCCGGCTTGCGTCATCGCGATCCTGCCGCTCTCCACGCCCTTTTCCAACTGGCCCAGAGCGGACTGGAATCGCTGCGCCGAGGCGTAACCATCGACATAGGTTCTCGATAGGCGCTGCAGCACGTCTCCCGACTGAGAAATCTTCTGATCAGTCTGGGCAATTGCCGCGCCGACCTGGACGGCGGATGCCGCACCCGCCCGGTCGGCGGCGATCTTGGTATCCATGCCGGCCTTGTAGGCGGACGGATCAAGCTCCGCGCTGACACGGAGCGTGCGCAGCTGCACTTCAGCCATCGGTCTTTCCTTTGTCGGTCAATGCCTTGATATCCTCGGCGATAATGGCGAGGTGCTCAGCATCGACGGCGTTCATGAAGGTGTGGAATTTCCATAGGTCGTCGCCCGCGATGCCGTGATCGCGTGCGTACTGACTGAGCGCGGTGTAGAAGATGGGATATTGCCCGCCCTGGGCACCGTGGAAGCGATCGTATTGCAGGGCATCGAAGGCTCGAAAATACAGTCCATGCCAAGGCTGGAATTCGATACCGTCGGCGCTTTGGTCCTCTGTCGGCTGAAGCCACGCCTCATCCGGACACTCGGACGCGATCTCATCCATCCACGTTCGGAGTTCGCCCGCCGCCGAACGCTTTACGCGCCAACGGAAGGCTTTCCGGAGTTTTTTACCTCTTCCTCGACAAATTCGACGTCGATATCCGAGACCTTGCCGGCGCAGTATTCGACGGCCGCCACGACGCTGCGATATTCTGGGTCGCTCAGCATTTCGAGGGCGACGTCAGCGCTATAGACCTCATCGAAGCCGCGCCAGTTGTGGAGAATGTGCTTGGCATAGAGTTTTCCCAGCTCTGCCGACATGACCGTCTGCGGCACGATCGTGCCCTTGTAGGTCCTGCCCAGCCGCTTGAACATCAGATCGCGGGCGGTCTGGTAAGCGGGGAGATGAAGGGAGGAGACGTTAAAGGCCACTCCGGGCCATTCCTCATACTCGATCCAGTCGCCCTTGGTTTCGCGGTCCAGATCGGCCTTGAGGGAGGAAAGTTTTACAGCCATGTTTGATATCCTTTGTCGGGAAAGATGGGTGACCAGCGCCCGACCGCCAGCCACCCGGTCACCGGCGGAGAGGGTGCCGGCGATTGGGAATTGTCGGTGGAGATGGATTAGGTCGCCAAGCCCTTCTTCTTCAGAAGCTTGACGTAGTTTGCGGGTGCCTCGGCCTCTTCGTCGGTGACATACGAGGTCTTGGTCTTGCCATCCGGATAGCCGTCGAAAGTGACGGTCGGCGTGAACTTCGTCATGCGTCCGGAGTGGAAGTCGTGCTCGGCGTCTTCCACCTCGGGGATCGGAGACGGCGAAGTGGTGCTGATCGCACCGTCCGAAGGTTCAGCCGGGATGACCGGCGCCGAATTATCGGGAGCGTGTGTGATGACACCCCGTGCTTCCTTGTCAGAGATACTGCTCATGCCACTGCCCTCGTGATTTGCAACGCCGCGCCGATACCGCTGTCGAAATAGGCCTGGAACGGCACTTCCAGCATGACCGCCTTGCCGTTGCCGGGCACCGGAGGGCCGCCGTCCATCAGCTTTATCTTCGGAATGCTGAAGCTGTATTTCTGCAGGGTCACCGAACCGAGCGTGAAGGCCAGACCGATATCGGAATGCGCCAGGATGGCGTTGTAGGTATCGAGGTTCTCGAAGTAGGTGTTCATCGATCCCGACAACTCGAAGCGCCCCTTGCCGTGGCTGTAGGGGTCGTACTGGCCGACAATGTCATTCTGGTAGATGTTGTTTTTGATGCTCAGCGAGAGCGACTGCAGCTTCGGCGCATTGGTCACGCCGGTGATTGCCAGGGAGGCCACGTTAAGCGCCGCGTTCATGACCTGGGTCGTGGTGGCTGCGGTGTAAGTGGCGCCGGAGATGATGGCGTTCGTCGGCGTCGGCATGGACAGGGCCATAATGCCGAAGTCCGCTTCGACCGACTGGCGCGCGTTCAGCCGCAAATCGACCGTATCGACACGGCAGCCCGCGGCGCGAACATAACTGTCGGTGGCACCCTGCTCGAACGTCCACTCCAGTGCGCCCGTTTTGTCGAGGATGCCGTTCTTGAGCACGTTGGTAGCCCAGTCCGAGCACAGCGCCATGGCGAGCCAGTCGTCAAAGGTGCCGTAGGACAGGTTCGTCTTGATGCTGCCCCGGCCCGACCGACCCACGTCAGTGATCGAGGCGATGTTGCGGTCGCCGCGAATTTCGTCGGGAATGTCGGTCTGCTTGTTGACCCGGACGTCCGAGCTTAGATAGCGCATGGTCTGCCATGCAGGGGTGGCCGGGATAGTGCCCGGCGTGACTTCGGCGATGAAACCCAGTCGGGTTTGCGAACCGTCAGCTACGGCCATGATCTTTTCTCCATGTCAGATGTTGATGACGGTGATGTCCCGCCGATACCAATGCAGGGTGGCGGCGAGCGCCCAGTAATTCGGGAAGTCCTGGCCGGGCTCACCGGCGCCGATCGACATCTCCGAAATGAAAACGCCACCCGTGACCTGCTCTCGAAAGAGATTCAGAAGGTCGGTGGCAAGCGAGCGAGCGTCCCGCGATCCCGTGCCATCCGGGACCATGACATGCAGGTAGGTGACGCCAGTCTCGAGGAACATGTTTTGCTGCGGAGCGCCCATGCTTTCCTGCGTCCACTCGTCGCCGAATATCTCGACGAAGACGAACGGCGCCGGTTCATCAGGCGAGGCGAATCCTTCGTTTTCGAACACGAGCGGGGTTGCCGTCCAAGCGCCAGTCAGGCGGTCATGGAACGCGTCATAGGCGATTGTGCTGGACATCAGAGGGCGTTGATCACCATTGCGGGATACGTGATTGGGAGACCTGCCTGCCGATCCTTCCGCTTGCCTTGGCTGCGCTTCAGCAAATAGGGAATGGATGGATGAAGGCCGCTCGCCGCGTTCACGAACCTCGTTTCGGCTCTGAAAGCCTGATCGAAGCGTCGGTTGAATGCGGCCTTGGACAGATCGACGTGGCGCTTGCCAGTCCGGTTCGCGCCGACCTCGATCTTGCGGGTGTATGGGCGGTAGTTCAGGATAATGACCTCGGCGCCGGCAGGGATGCTCTGATAGTCGGTCACCACACGATTTCCAGAAACCACAAGCCAGGAGCCGGCATATTTCCCCGATCGACGAGGTGACCGCTTTTCGAGTTCTGCGATTGCGGTCCCGATTGCGAGGGCCCAGTTCGTGAAGAGGTAGACGATAGGCCCCGGCAACTGAACGGCGTCTTCCGAAACCCCCGTCCGATTGTTGACCACGCGCTCATAGCGCGCCGGTGCCTGTCCTTTCGAGATCACGTCAGCCACGCTTTCTCTTGCGAATGCGGCAAGCGCCCGCTGGATCGCAGCCGGCTCAAGCTCGGCCGTCGCCAGTTTGATTTCGCGATCGAACATGTTGAACGTCGATGCCATCAGCCGGCCACCACCAGATCGCAGCGGACAAGAACGTCACCCAGCTTTTTCGGCTTCGGGAGATCCACGTTTCGCTCTCTGCCATCGATCACCAGCTTGTCGCCCTTGACGATGGGCCAGAGCAATATGATGTCCGTGGGCGACAGGGTCACGTTGGAAAACGTCGCGTCGATATTGCCGACGATCTCGTCAGCTTTGACCGCGCGGACGAACGCAGGGATGTCGATCAACTCCGTCTTTGGCCGGGGCGTGCCGCTCGGGGCCGTGTAGCGCCGAAGCGTGATCTTCTGGCCATGCGCCGCGAGCTGGCTATCGAGCGACGAAAGTGCCTGATCTGGCGTCATGGATAGTAGACTTTCAGGCCCTGCAGCAGCCGTTCGCATGTCATCTGCACGACCTTCGACGCCTGATCGGAGAGGGTGTATTCGCGCCGTCCGATGCCCTCGACCTCATCGGCCCGAAGATAGAGGCTCTCCACGGCAAGCGACTTCAGATGCTGGACGGAAAGGATGATTGCCTGTCGCGCCCGCTCGGGCACTGCATTAAAGAGACCGCCGGTGTAGCCAGCACTATAGAGGATCTGGACGGGGAACGGATCTTCACCAAGTGCGGGTTCCGACCATCCCGAACGAAACCAGAAATAGCCGTCCGCCAGGCCATAGAGTTCCGGTTCGACGGTCTGATATTCGTCATTGACGTCGATGTACTCGACGTTGCTGATTTCCGTCACAGGCCCGTATGGCAGGCGGATCTTGCTCGGCCAGCACTCCAGCGAGAGTACCAGCAGTTGCGCTCCGAGCGAGCGACCAAGCCATCCGGAAGGACCATCAATTTCCTCCGTGACGGCCTGGATCATTGCTGCAACGGCCGCGTCATCCGCAGCGTGAGAGCCGGCTATATGGACCGGTTCCACGATCGGGGACGGCGGGATGACGACGCGGACGTTCATGTCGATCAGTCCACCACAACGATGAACTGGCCCTTCTTGGCGTTGCCGCCAGAAGCAATCACGATCTTCACGCGGTCATTCGCCACGGCGACCTTGTCCTGAACTGCGGTGCCGGCAGCCGCATAAAGCGAGGCAACGCCCGCCTGTGAGTGGGTCGGCGCACGGGGGTAGCGAACCGCCGCAGCATTGACGGCAGCCTCGGTCCAGATGTTTTCGCCGGTGTCTTCGGCGGTGATGGTGAAACCCACGCCGTTCGAAAAGGCGGTCGTGCCGTCCTTCAGATAGTGGATGCTGTGGACCTTGCCACTGACCTTGGGCGAGAAGACGGTGGCCGAACCGTCGGCGGCCGTGGTGACCGGAATGGTAAGCTTGCGCATTGAAATTCTCCTGGCGCCGTGGCGCGGATCAGACGATGGGAAGAGCGGCGGCGATCAGGCGACCGCCGCCGGCTCGGATCAGCCCGTGAAGGAGCCGGTAACCAGCGCGGCGGGACGCTTGACCGCGAGCGCGAGACGCTCTTCGGCGCGGACCGTCAGCATGTTCTTGATGAAATTGTCGCGATCTTCCGAGGAGATCAGCACTTCAATGTCCATGCGGTCGTAGATCTTCGCCGCCATGCGGAAGGCGCCGGCCAGGAACTCGTCTTCATCCATCGCCTGAGTGGCGATGACGGGACGGCCCCAGAGCTGCGGACCAGCCATCTGAATGACGTTGGCGAAGATGTAACGCTGCTCGCCGTCCTTGGTCAGTTCGATCTTCGCCCAACGGGTCGGGTGGAGAACGACACCGTCGGCGGGGTACTCGGCAAGCGAGGCCTGCAGAAGAGCAAGGCGGATCGTGTCGATATCGGTCTCGTCGGACGGCGCGAAAGCAGGCGCAAAGGCGGTTGCCTGATGGACAAGGCCGTCAAGATGCTGGCCCGTTCCATCGCCCTTCAGGATTTCGACCTCTTCGGCATAATCGAGGCCGTACCGCAGTTCACCGTCGATTTCGCCCTGAAGCTGCGGGATGTCATCCATGGCCTGGCGCGACACATGCACCCAATGGGCGATGGTGCGGACAGGAGCGTCAGCCGGTTCCCAGATGTAGTTGGATTCCGCCTTCTGAACGGTTTCCGCCACGACCGCCGCATTGTTGGTGCGGGTGGTCATCTTCGCGTACTCGATCGAGTTCGAATTGGTACGACCGACCGAGAGAAGCTGACGAATGGTCATCTGCCGACGCGGGATGCCGATGACTTCGGTATCGCGCTGCGGCACGATCAGGGCACCGCCCGAACCGCCGGCCGAGGTGATGGCGTTCTGCACGGTGATCGACAGAGTGCCCTTTGCGCCGTTGGTAACGAACGCCTTCAGCTTGTCGTTTTCGCCGACCTGCTGGCCGAGCGACTTGACGACGTCACCGCCGCCGCCGCGACGGCTGGAGAGCTTCTGTTCCAGATCGGTGTTGCGCGTTTCGAGCGCCTCGATCTTGCCTTCCAGCTTGTTCTGCGCGTCGTTGAGCTTGGCCTGCATGGTGAGCAGTTCGTCGGCCTTTGCCTTGACCTCACCGGAGACCTTGCCCGCGTCCGCGCTCTGCTTCAGAGCGTCTTCGGCGGTTTTCTTCACGTCGTCGCCGACGCGCTTGAGCTCGGACTTGACCTCGATGAGTAGGCCTTCGAGCTTGCCGGGGTCGATCTCGTTGCGGACAGTGCCGAGAACAGCTGCAGGGCGCGCGGAGAGGAGTGCCGCCAGGCTAACCTGCGGCATGGTTCTGATGTTCATGAAAGTCGCTCCTTTAGGAGGTTCGAATGGATTTTAGGGAGGCAAGGAGGTCGGTGACCTCCGCGACGACGGCCGCATCACGCAGGCCGGTTGCAGCCGCATCGCGCTGGCCGCCTTTCAGAGCCATGACGAGATCGACGCGCTCTTTGCGCCCGACCCCCGCCTTGGCTAGAAGCTGTTCAACCCGCCGGGCTGCCACCATCGGCTTGCCCTCTGCGGAATTCTTCGCCTTGGTCTCGACCTCGTCGGAGGCGAGCAGGCTGTCTGCGAAACCCTTATCGACGGCGTCGGCGCCACCGATCCATGCTTCGCGATCGAGCATCTTGGCGAGTTCGGTTTCCTTCATGCCGGTGCGCGCGGCGTAGATATCCACCGCAGCAGCATCGAAGGGCTCCAGCCAGTCGGCGACATCGCGGAGGGCGCGACGATCGCCCATGGCCACGACCCACGTATTGTGGATCATCAGGAAGCCAGCGCGAGCGATCTGGATTTCGTCGCCGGCCATGGCGATCACGGAAGCGGCGGACGCTGCGATCCCGACGACCTTGACCGTGACCTTCGCAGGATGTTCCCGGAGCATGTTGTAGATTGCGAGACCCTCGAAATAGTCTCCGCCCGGCGAATTGATGATGACCGTAGCGTCTTTTTTGCCGATCGCCCGCAGCGCGGCCGCGATCCGCTTGGACGTCACGCCCTCGCCGAACCAGTCCTGGCCGATGACATCGAGGATAGTGATCGTCTGCTCTTCATCCTTGTCGGATGCCTGCCGGACGTCCGGGTTCCACCTTTCGAGGGCGACGGGCGATATTTCCGACCGGATGCCCGGGCGAGTGGACGCGGCGACCGCCGGCAGATTGCGGATGGTCATGCAGGTTCCCTTTCTTGTTCCGGCATCGAGAGCCATGCGCGCATCGCGGCGCGCGCGGCGTTGCCGTCGCTGGCTGTCCCGAGTTGATCGAGAGGCGCGAGATTCGTCTGCGCCGTGAGCTGATCGCCGCCGTCCTTCTTCGGAAGGTTCAGCTTGGCGCGGCCCTCGTTGCGCGTCATCAAGCCGTTCTGCGTCATCGTCGAGAGGAACGCGGCCTTGGTCGTGCTGTCCATCTGCAATAGCGCTTCCCGGTTGAATTCGGCATAGCGGCGACGATTGCCGGACGGCCGGATAAGCTGCTTCTTGATCCGTGCCTCGATACGGTCGCAGATCGGGTCGATGCCGAGCGTGAGCCAGGCAAGCAGGATCTGCTCGACGCCAGAGCCCCACATGGTTTGTCCCTGAGCGGCGTGCCCAATGATGATCGGAGGCACGCCGAACCAGCGGCAGATTTCCTCGACGCTGAACCGCTTGTTCTCCAGCATCTGGGCATCCACCGGAGACAGCGCCAGACGCTCGTATTTCAGACCCGCTTCCAGCACCATCAGCTTGCCGGCATTGGACGAGCCGATGAACTTCTCCATGATCTTCTGGAGATCAGCACGCTGCGTGCCGTCGAGCGTCTTGTCGGACGTCAGCACACCGCTCGCCTGCAGCCCGGACCCGAACAGCTTTCCGGCCGCCTCGTCGATCGCTATGGCCGCGCCGATTGCCTGCGCACCGAACTGGAGCGGTGACAGGCCCATGTCTCCGCCGAACCCGAAGCCCTTCAGGTGAAAGACCTTGTCGCGCGGCAGCGTCTCGCTCTTGCCGCGATCGCTATACTGGTAACGAAGCTCGCCATCGGCATCCCGGAACGGCCAGCAGTGGTTTGACGACATCGGCTGCAGGGCGCTGAGACGGCGGCCGGTCTCGACCCTCTCGGCGTAGGCGTTGCCGGTCGTCATCATCCAGGCGACCATTGTCTCCCAGAATTCGAGCGGCGTTTGATCCTCGTTCGGGCTGTCGCAGATCACCTCGGCGAGATCATCGTCGATGCCAATCTTTACGCGATCGTCGTCGCCGCGCTTCTCGTACATGGCCAGCGGCAGGCAGGACACCGCTTGCGCAGTCAGCCGGACGCATGCCCAATAGGTCGAAAGCTGCATTGCCGTGTTGATGGTCACGGTCTTGCCGGCGTAGTTGCCGGTGCCGAATGCTGCTGACCACCCGGGGCCATTCGTCAGGCTCAGCCGATGTTCCTTCGCGACGAGCTCCTGACTCGTCATGTTGGCCGGCGTCGTCCGCCGACGATTCTTCGATCGGCTGCCCATCAGGCACCCACCATGATCGGGTTGGCGAGGAATTCGCTGATATCGGGCTCAGACTTGAACTCGTTCTTCGCGGCACCCACGCCCATCGCGATCGTCACCATGCCGTCAATCCTGCCTCTGGAACGGGCCTTATCGAATGCTCGATTTTTCTGGCCGTCTGTGATCAGCGCAGCGTTGGCAGCGCAAGAATATGTGACCGGCGAAGCGTCGATCACGATGTTTCCGGTGAGGATCTGATCCTCCAGTTTTTCGATAGAGCGCGGCATCGACAGTTGCTTGTCTTCGAAAACGACCCGCGTGCCCTGGGCATGACTGACGAGCTTCAGGCCGATGCCGAGGGGCTCATCCGGACCTTTGTACTTCCAGACCGGGAAGCCGATCTGCTCGCAGGCCGAGATGAAATCCGCCATGCCGGCGACGTCGAAAGCGAGAAACTCGACCTCGTGCTCGGCGCATATTTTCTGCACCTGTGCCGCAACCCAAGTCTTGTCGATCACCGCGCCGGGAACCGCCGTCATATGGCCTTGTGCCGCCCATTGCTCGTAGGGCGCATTGTCAGCGAGGCCGCGTTCCTTGATCCGCTCCTGCGTCGTCCAGTAGTAGGTTTTGCAGTAGAGCGTCCCGTCATCGCCCTCCCACGTCACCGTGAGCGCGGTCAGGTCGTTCTTCTGCGACAGGTCCAGAGAAAGCCAGCAGCGCCGACCCTTCAGCTTCGCTTCGTCAACCTTGCCCTGAACCTCCGACCAAGCTTCCTCGGCGATCCAAAACTCCGTCGCGCCGATCGGAATGCCCATGTAGAGGCGCTTGACCGAGAAGGCCGTCGATAGCAGCACCTTGGCGGTGTTCACTTCACCGCGGATATTTTCGATCGGGAACGTCGTGCCCAGCGCCGGAAGCGCCTTCGGCCAGCAGTTCTCATTGTCGAAGACGTTTTCCCAGTCGGCCTTATCGACGCGGGCGATGAAGGCGAAGGCTTCGTCATCCTCGATCTCGTTGCGCGCGACCTTCTGGTAGAATTCAGAATAGTCGGTGCCGACGATCTGCGACGAGGCCGGCGTGTTCGTCCCGAGCAGCATCAGCGCATCGCCTGGCATCTTGGCAATGGCGCGCTTCCACGTCTCGATTGACGTGTTGCTCTTGAATTCATGGATCTCGTCAGCCGCGACCATGACCGGGCGCGGGCCCGAGATAGCCTCACCGTTGGCAAGGGATTGAAACTTGCTCCCGGTGTTGGGGAACTCGATCTTCCAGGCGTTGTCGCCCTCGCCTCGGATCACAACCTCTTCGCGGGTGACCAGCGAGTCCTCTTCGTCTTCCTCGGTTTCAGGGATATTCGCCCGGCACATTGCCACGGCATCCTTGAACAGCACGTTCGCCGTCGCCCGGTCCTGACCGATCGAATAGACCTCGGCGCGCCGTATGCCATAGAACCCGCCCATGTAGAGGCCGATCGCCGCCATCCATGGGCTTTTCGCCTGGCCCTTGCCTGTCTCCACCCATCCGGAGCGGAACCGCATCCTGCCGCTATCCTTGCGCCAGCCGAACAGGCTTCCGGTGCAAAATACCTGCCAGGGCAGGAGATTGAACGGGCGCCCTTCAGCGAGGCCGGCTGTGACACTCAGCACCGCAGGCGGAAACCCGATGGCCCGCCCCGCCAACTCCGGGCGCCAGACCAGCCCGCGCTTGCCCCCGTCCTTCAAATCTCGAAGGTGGCGCTCAGCTGCAGCAATCTGGATTTCGCCGGCAACGATCCGTCCGCAAACAACGTCGTCCGCATACTGGCTCGTGGGATCGTCAGGAAACCGGGCGGAGATAGGTGTCCGCCGCGCGGGTGCTTTTCGAGCCACGATTTACCTTCGTTGCATTTCCGCGCCGGGTTGGCGCTATGCCAAGTTCAGCTTCGAGACCCCGGATGGATTCGGACGCCTGTTTCATCACCGACCAATAGGGATTCCACTGCCCGACCTTTGCCTTCTTGCTGGTTGGCTTCAGCACCGGGCCATGTTCGGCGACATGCTTCGACGCCCGCTCGAACTGGACCCGGAATTCCACGAGGCGACGGATGGCGTGGCCGTTCGCCACCGACAGGGTGACGGCTGCCCGCAGTTCCCGGGTCACGATGCCCCACTCGTCATGGGCTGCCGCGATATCGAATTCGTCCGCATAAATCGACGACCAATCGGGCTCGTTTGGAACCCCTTCACCGCCGGAAATCTCAGTCATTTGAGCCATTTCTGGACCCCTCGAAATCCGATCATCCCCCCATGCGAAATATCATTCCAGTGCGAATGACTGCCCCGGACGGTCCGCCCCCCTGGCCAACCCCGAGTTTTGACCCGCCCTCCCCCTTGGTGGAAAACTATTCCAATCGAGGTCAAACGCCCTTCAGCGCCTCATCGACGAGGATGGATGCGATCTCCTCCCCCACGTCATCCATGGCCCATCCTGCGATACCATCCTCGTACCGTTCGGCGAGCCTTTGACCAAAGGTCTCAGGTGGCTGACGCATGGCCGCGATAGCGGCACGAGCGACCCGATCCCAACCATCGTGCTTCAGGGCCTCAAGATGATCAAACAGCGCGCCCGAGGCATCCATCTTCCACACGATGTCCTGCTCATACGGCGACGGCAAGTTCTCGGCGATGGCCTTCATCACCCGCTCTACGATCAAATTCCGGACTGCTTCATTTGTCATGGTTCACCAAAACGACGCGCTGTACCTCCACGACGTCGGGCTCTTCGAGAATGCCGTTCGAATAGTAGCCTGCCTCCAGCCAGTCCGGGCGCTCCACCAATGGGGATGTCACGACCGATAGCGGGACATAATCGATTTCATCGAAGCCGGGGGTAACGACCTCCAGCTCAGGATCAAACTCGCTCAGCAACTTGATGAGTTCACCAACCTTCATCTGCACCAATACCTATCCGTCAGTCTGACCGCGCCTTCCATCTTGCCGCCGCCCCAGTGCTTTGTGCAAGCCCTCATGCCCTCACTGCGTTCCATGGATGAGCAGGATCAAGCGGCCGGCCGGTGACGTCGGTGCCGGTCTTGAACGTGCCAGCCTCTTCCTGCTTGATCCGAATGTCGTGGTGATCGCTGCAAGCGACTTCCCAATTGCCCCGATCCCAGAACAATTTTTTGTCGCCCTTGTGCGGGATGCGGTGGTTGACCACCAGGTGCATCCGTTTCGGGTTCGTCTGCGGCGAGCCGTCCATCCGGAGATGGCCCGCGTTCAGGATGCCTACCACCTTGCATCGCTCGCAGAATTGGTTCTCTGGCTGAGCGAGGAAGGCGGCGCGCTCCTTCTCCCATTTCGTGTCATAGCCGCGCTGGCGAGCACTGGGGCGATGTTCTGCCATTGGAACTCTATCCCACCTTTCGACTTTATAGCCGGCGGTTCGATTAGGGGGGCGACCCATGAACAAGCGGATCTACTACTATGAAGATCAAGGTCGTATAGCCTTCGAGCATGTGCTTGTCGCACGACCTAAAGGCGTCGGAGACGTTTATGTCTACTGCCCGCCTTCTCTCAGCCACGGACCCTGGTGCGAACGCTTCGATACCTTCGATCAGGCAATGGACCTGGCTGGGCTGTTGTCCAAGCAGTCTCGTCAGGACGTCGTTCTGGTCACCCGAGATCCGGTTGAGTGGTGGCTAGAAGGGCTGACAATCATCGGCGATTCAGACGACTATTATCGACATATCGGCGTTGATGACTGACGGCATCAACTATTGACCGATGCGAGATACCTTTCCCTGCAGTCGTGCGGGGCAATGTTACCCCTGAACGACCATGCCTGCACCGTCACGCCGTCTCTGGCGGCACGTACCAGCGTACGCCCATTCCGATACCACAAGTCGAGCTGGGTGCCGTGCTCGGCGTCGGTGAGGTCGGTGCCGATCGCCGCCTCGTTGCCGCCAGCTTCGACAATAGCCTGTTGCTCTTCAGTCAGGGCGATCATGGCGAGCGCCGCCGGTTTCTTCACTTCGCGATATTCGGGTATGGCGGCCTCCTATAGTTGGGTCGATCGAACCTTTGCCTCTGCAGACCATTTCTGTCCGCGCGCAAAGGAACACTGACGATGTCCGACGAACAGCTTTATCGCCTACTCACTACCGCGACACTGTCAAGCTTTGTCGCATGGGCCGCTCATGGGCTGACCTATGTTGGATGACCCAAATTCCAATCGCGTCGTTTTCCGATCTCAGCCTGACGGCGATGTTTGGAGGGTCACGCGGGATGATCGGCTTGTGGGCCGTTACCCTTCGCAAAAGATGGCGGAGAAAGCAGCCGCCAGGCTCGGTCGAGCAGAAATCCGCAAGGGCAGTAAAGCGGTCGCGATCTTTCATAAAGGTGACGGAACGATCAGGGACCAGCGAGGCTATAGCAAGGTGCACGCGCCATGGCTCGGCGTCCGCCGCTAGGCGATCTTACTATTCCTTCCGAAGCCAATTATGCTGCTGCAGCCAGGTCTGGCATGGGAGCGCTTTGAGCAGCTTTCAGGGCGTCTATCACCGCAATGACCAATGGTGATTTTACAGCATAATAGATCGTCTGTCCTTCCCGGCGAGTCGAAACCAGATCCCGCGCGCGGAGCTTCGAAAGATGCTGCGAAAGGGCGGACTTTGAAAGGCCAACTTCAAGGGCAAGGTCGGTTACGTTCATTTCTCCCTTGAGTAGAATTTCAAGGACCTCCAGACGCTTCGGGTTACCCATCGCCGTCAATACCGTCGCGTATGTTGCTATATTTGACATTGAAATACCCTCGAATCGGCGCGTCGCTGGTCAAAGACGATCATATGTCATATTTCTAATTAATTGCTACACGGCAGCGCGACATCAAATTAGGTCTCAGAGGGCAAAGGCTGTTTCGGATACCACGGCGCGGCGTGCATTTTCGACGGCTTGTATTCGCTCAAATAGGCGCTCACGGCTGCAAATATCCGGTAATACTTCTCTAGCGGCCGTGGCCAGGAGGCCACGAGCTACCGGGCTGGCTGAACCACCCTGCAGAACTGTGCCGGCGCAATTTTTGAATAATCTGTCCTGGGAACCAAATCAAACTGACCTTGTTGGGGTTCAGCTAATGCGGACTTCATAATGGACAATCCAAATCTCACGCTATTTATCATTGCCCTTGCCGCGTTTGGCGGCCTGGGTCTCTATTTCGTCGGCTGACTGAACTCGTTGCGGGGTGGGATCTGGAACCCGCGTCCTTCCGCTTATGAGGCCGATGAGCACTGCTCTACCAGACTTGGAAATCAGGCATACGTCGCCATCGCGGCCGATCGCTTATGGATCGCCTGGGTTCAGGTATCGACTCCAAAGGTCGAGGGACCCAAATCGTCCTTCGGTAATCATTACACATCCGAAACGAAAAAATCAAGCGGCGGCCAAGCTCCCCACTGGCAGCGACAGCCGCCGCTCAGTGCCAAACATTTCGAGCTTGAAGAATGCATGTCCCGCGCTGATATCCTCCACCTTGACCATGCGCTCGGCAAGCGGCCCATCCAGGACGAGAACGGTCTCTCCGATAGTGTACTCGCGGTGTGTCTGCATGTGCCGCTCGGCGTCCGGGCGACGAAGCCCATTCCTGAAATTCGAGACAAAGCGGGCCATGTTGGAAAGCTTCGCCGGCTTGCCCTCTAGGCCGACGACCGAAACAATCAGCGGGATCTGAAAAATCTCATACCAAGTCGGCTCGCTGGCAAAGCCGATAAAAAGGTATCGTGGCATCAATGGAAAGTGCCGAAGCTCCTTTTCTTTCGTATATCTCGATCTCTTGCGCCACAGGCTTTCGAACGGGCAAAAAGACGTGAAGCCACGGCGCTTCATGATCTCCTGTGCAGCGAATTCCTTCTGAGGCGGCACGGTCAAGGCGTACCAGTCCAGGCTCTGGACCAGCGGAGCAACCCGGCCATTATTGACCGCTGGGCTGTATGTTGACTTCAATGATGTGACTCCGTGCGGTTGCGATTACTTGGAGCGCTTCGCGATGGGGGCTTTCGCCAGATGAACTTATGCATCTGGTTTATCCCCTCGATGACGCCGCCAACGCTCTCGTTGCCTACCTGAAATAGCAGCCAGTCAGAAAACGACCCTAGTTCGAGCGATTTGATTAGCAAAAGAGTCTTGGCTTCATGCCCGGCCGCGTCATCTCGCTCCGGCCTGGATGTGAATCCAAGCGCGATCGATGACCGACCTTGCCACATTCGATGTACTTCTCCGGGAAGTGCACGTGCAACACGATCAATTTCCGCGTCGCGCGGGTCCAGCCGCTCTCTGTCAAGATCTAGCCAAAGCACTGCGGAATTGCTGGTCATGTCCGTGAGCGACCAGTCCAGTAAGGCCGCGCCATAGCCCTCGAACGGATGAAGATACTGGCTTGGAAACCACTTCTCACCGTCGGCGTCCACCTCGATATCATCGTCATGCAATTTGCAGAAGGTTGCACCAATCTTCGTCAACGACCAATCTGAGACCATGTCGTCCCGCATCGCTGGCTCAAGAAGCGCGTCGAGCTTTCTTATCCCGTCAAGAAACTCGATATGGTAAAGCAGCTGGTCATCTCCACCGAATGGCTCATCGACTTCGATGTTTGTAAATCGGTCCGGATGGTTCAGTCGATGCGTCAGATCGTCGATCGCGTCATCAGCATACGTATCCAGCCGCCGCTTCGTCCGTATCCAGAGTAAGAAGCTGCAGTTTTGCGCAGATGACATGCTTACCTCCTTTTTGTATCCTGAAAAGACGCCTTCTCCGCGAGATAGGCGTCCGGGTCGATCCGCTTGACTTCAGACGCCGGACCAAACGTCCCGAGCCTGTAATCCCGGTACTGCCGATTTGCCTGAGGATCGAATTTTGCCGCGGCTCCTGACCGAATCCAGCCTGGGGCCTTACCCGCTTCCCGCTTCATCTTGCGATCGGCCTTCGCCTTCGACTTCGAGGGCTTGTTGACCTCACCCCTCTTCGGCTTCCGCTTCTTCCCTGCACCATCATAGGAAGTGCTATCGAGACGATCGAGCGCGGCCCACGCAGCGGCGTTGGTTTCATACGGCCCATCGACAAGATGGCCGCTGGCGTCCGTTATTTCGAACTTGCCTTCGTCGGTCTTCGTCACATTCAGGATTTGGGTCATGCCGTGCTTCCGCAGAAGATGGAACTGGCGGACGGATGCCGAGTTCTGGTGCGAGTGATGAAGGAGTTTCTGAAATGGCAGGCGAACCGATCAACAACCCAGGCTCTAACCCCAATAGTGAAGCAAGACGGACTGGCGGCAGCGCTAACGATCCGCATGGTGGTCATGAGCATATGAGCGAATGGCGCGGTCCGGATCCCGACCCTGTCGATGAGTTGGTCCCAGGTGGTTCTGGAGAACTGCCGCCGACGAAGCAATCCGTTTCCGAGGACATCGAACTGCTCGCTTTCACGGACACCCAGAAGCCGAACCTCCTCGACGAAATGGCTGCCGTGGACGGTACTGGCACTCTCGATCCGAGGGCGGTGCCGGGTTTCGGTCCCGGGGAAAGTGATGGCGCGAAGATCGAAGGCAATCCCGAGCTTGGCATCGACCCACGTGACGTTCGCAACGAAATGCCTCCGAGGAACGACAACAAACGGGATTGAGCGCTCCAAGGCTAGCGGCAAGTGGCGCGGCTCCATCTGACGGAAGAAGGTCATGCTTCACCTCCTGGAACAATCCGTTTGCTGGCTCCGTTGACCGAAGCGGCATCACGGCCGCGATGGAGGAACTCATGGGAATTGACAACGCACCGACCGAGGCAGGCAAAGAAGCCGCCAGAGGCTTGCATAAGGAAACGCGCGAAGAAGAACGCGAGGTCGAGGCCGAGAAGGGCTCTGATTTGGCCAAGGGTGCCGATCGCGTCAACGAGCGGTCGCGGTCGAGCGACGGCAAGGATGCCGGCTCTAAACAGATTTGATGCCAACGCACGATGAGCGGTGCCGCAGTGGATCGTCCTCATGCGGCACCTCGTTTGGGAATGGCGATGACCCTGCCAGCGTTTGGCGCCGTTCCGGGCTACGACCTCGTATTCGCCGTTGTCGGTCTGCTTGACGATCATGCCGCCGACCTTTCCCGCTTGTTTTCAAAGCTGATGACCTTGGCCGGCTCTGGGTACTGCAGATCAACGTCAGGCATCAGCCGAACGATGATCGGGGTGATGTCGATGATCTCGGCGGTGGGCCTCGTTTCCGCCCATGCGAATAGATCCATTTGATCGGGATTGGGCTTTCTCATGCTGCCATCCCTTCAAGTATCTCGGGGGTCATCTTGTTTTCGCGGAGCAAACGAAGCGCGTCACGGTGCCGGGTCTGATCTGGAATGTTCGCGCTCACCCACGGGCCGAACTCTCCTTCGTCTGTGGGGATGGCCTCGCGCGCCGGAAAATCTGAGGTCGATGGCCCGATCGAAGAGGGCTTTTGGTTGGCGAGGAGGTGCGAAGCCAGATGGGGCGAAAGCAATCCGCGCATAAGCAGATCCAGCATGATAACCTGAAACTCAAACCGGACATCGTAGCCTTCGCAAATCGCATCGACCACACGATGCGCTTCATCATCGTCACGCGGTATTGGAAGCGGGCGACTGCACTCCAGCTCAACGCCGTCAGAGAGGTCTGCAACCTGCGCGTCGCCTCTAGAGGTATCCTCTCCATCTCCAGAGCCTGAGGATAGGTTCGTATGTTCCTCTTCGTATGTTCCCTTCTTAAGTTTACCCGTCATGGATGTCGGGTCACGATCGGTCATGGATGTCGGGTCACTACCCCGCACGGATGTCGGGTCACCTTCGAAGTGATCCGTCATCGATGTCGGGTCACTAAACCAAGGCGCGTATCGACTTTTCCGCTTCCGCTCCGCTTCGCGCTGGTCTTTCAGAGACTCGCTGTACTGGAGGATCGCGTCCACACGCTCCACGGACACCCTGAAGCGATATGCGTTCGTCTTTGTTTTACCCCTGCGAGCGATTTCGACCCAAGGCTCTACAGCCTTTGACAACCGCTCCACAGTCCTCTCCGACACACCAAGTTCGTCGGCGATCGCTAAATGACCGGGATCGCATCTCGCCGTCTCGAAATTGAGGCTATCGAGCAGGAAATAGATCATTTCCTTGACGGTCGATGTCATCTTGGAATCGCGGTCCTTTCGCACCCATCGCCGATAGGTGTTGACCGCCTTTGTGAAGGCACTGGAATGCCGGAAATACTCTTCTCGGAAATCGCCAGGCCAACGCTCGCGATCCGTCCGGATTTCTTCGGGCATGGCACGGAGCTTCGCGGACAAAGCAGCAGGAAGTGTGGGAATGAGATACGACCCATCGATCTCGATCACGCAAACGCCCTCCGCAAAGTCCGCATCCTCGCTGCTAGGGCGCAGGCGTCACAGGCTTGCTTCGCCGTGAGGTTGAACCGCTGCTGAAGAGTAGGGATCGGACGGGCCATGGTGCCATCCTGCTCAGCCAGCCAAACGGCGGCGAGGGTAACAGGGTCGTCGCCGTCACGCGTGACATGCGTTACATCGCGTGACGCAACGGTTTGTCGCGACGTCGCGACACTGTCGGAACGTTCGGACAATTGAGAAGCGCGGCTCATGACGCGGACTCCTCTTTCTGGCGGTGATGCTCTTCCTTGTGGTGAAGGCGACAAAGCCAGCGGACCACCATGGGTCTGTCGTAATCGTCGTGGTGTCCGTCAGTATCGGCGTCACCGCAGACTTCGCAGGTGCCGCGTTCGATCAAACCTCGATTGAGCGCGCTCTGGAGGGCCATATGGCACCAGCGTTTCTTGGGATTTCGTTCCCGCCAACGAGCTTGCCTTGAAGGGGCTTCAGTTAGGCTTTCATCCCCCATCCCGTCAGCCCCCTGCCCCGAAACTGGTTCTCAACCCAAGCTTCACGGCAATCGCCGAAACGATGGCCATCTTACGACCGCCGATCTCCACGGTGGGAATGTCGCCTTTCTTCGCCGCATCATACGACGCGTTCCGCCCAATACCGTAGAAGACCGACCCAGCATCTGGGACGGGGATTGTGGGCCGGGCTAATGCTTCTTCCAAAGTCATGTTCATGCTCCATTCACGCCAAACTTACACATAAAACCGTTCTATCCCGGTTTTCATTGACGCGCAACGTTTCGTGTGTATTTTTGGCAAGAAAAAAGGAGTTATACCCAATGGCGCGGCCCAAACTCGGCGAGAGCGATAGCAAGCGGCTCCAAATGGTCATTACTGAAGACGAATTGACGGCAATTAATGAGTGGCAACACGCCAATCATATTGCTTCCAAGTCAGAAGCAATTCGCCGCTTATGTCAGATCGGATTAAGGAGTCTTCGGCATATGGAGGGCTTAGGGGAGGCCATCTATCGGGCCTCAGATCAGGTTTCACACATCAATGAGCAATGGCGCGTGCTTATCGATCGGCATCCAGATTCCAAAGACATTGAATACTATGCCTATGAATTTTATTCCATGATTCACCATGCAATGGGCCCTCTCGAACACAGCGTGTTTGATGCACATGACAGATTCAGTGATTTTGGAAATGAAACGAATGCCGTCGTCCATGCAACCACCGTGCGGGATGCAATTGATGCTGCGGACCAAGAGGCTGGAGATGCAGCAAAGCATCGCATGCAGGTTGAAATGGAGCGCGCCGAGGTTGATCGGTTACGAAAGGAAAAGAGCAAATGAGAGGCCACATCACCGAACGCTCGCCCGGCACCTGGGCCATCGTACTCGACCTTCCGAACCCTGAAAATGGCAAGCGCCGCCGGAAGTGGCACACTTTCAAAGGAACGAAGCGCCAGGCGGAAACCGAATGCGCCCGCCTCATCGCGGAGATGGATGGCGGCTCTTACATTGAGCCATCTAAAACGACTGTCCGCGAGTTCTTCGAAGCTTGGTTGAAGCATGAGAAGGCCAACGTCTCGCCCAAGACCCACAGCCGCTATGAGGAATTGCTGCTGAAGAACGTGGCACCGGTCATCGGCTCGATCACGCTGAACAAGTTGACCGCGGCCAAGATCGACGGATGCTGGACGAAGCTGTTGGAAAGCGGCCGGCGTGACGGCAAAGGCGGTCTCGCGCCGCGCACGGTCGGCCATTGCCGGCGGGTTATGCTGACGGCCATGGAGCAGGCGCTGAAGTGGGATCTTCTCAAGAAAAACCCTGTAGCTGTCACGAGGCCGCCGAAAACGGAGCGCGTGGCAATGACCGCATATGGCGCCGCTGAGACGTCCGATATGTTGGATGCGCTTCGGCCCACCCGCATGCTCATACCTGCCCTCCTGGCCTCAATGTGCGGCCTGCGGAGGGGCGAGATCCTCGCTTTGCGCTGGCGACACGTCGATCTCAAGACCGCAACCTTGTCGATCTCAGAGAGCGCCGAGCAGGTAGGGACAGAGGTTCGCTACAAGGAGACGAAGTCCGGAAAGGCGCGCACCGTGTCGCTGTCATCGACGGTACTTGAGGAACTGCGCCGACACAAGACAGCCCAGGCTGAAGAGCAGTTGAAAATTGGTCTCAGACCGGACAAGGATTCTTTTGTCGTGGCGCAAGCCGATGGCAACCCGCTGAAGCCAGTTTCCCTCACCCACGAATGGACACGGCAGATCGGCAAGACCACCCTGCCCCAGATCCGGTTCCACGATCTTAGGCATAGCCACGCAACCCAACTCCTGGCGGCGGGCGTGCATCCGAAGATCGCCAGCGAGCGCCTCGGTCACTCCACCGTCGGCATTACGCTGGACCTCTATTCACATGTCATGCCCGGCATGCAGGCGAACGCCGCAGAGCAAGTTGACGCCGCTATCAAAGCTGCTAAACAGACCTCGCGCGAATGAATTGGTAGCAAATCGGTAGCAAACGCTGATTTTGAATGAAGCAGAAAACGCAGATTTCATAGCCAATTCAAATGCTTGGATGGGTGTCCGAGTGGTTTAAGGAACCGGTCTTGAAAACCGGCGTGCGGGAAACCGTACCGTGGGTTCGAATCCCACCCCATCCGCCAGAAGCCTTAGGTAGGCATACCAAAAATTCCGAAATATTACGTCATATCAACGCATTATGGTGGCATTGATCACTGTAGTTTGCCGCATTTTGCACCATCTTGCCTTAGTCTGCCCCGCGTAATTATAGAATGCGAGGTTTTGGAGCGCCCAGTCTCTGACTTCATTTGGCAGACGTGTGAAACCAATATCAGGTCCTAAACGACTGACCTCGCCTGACCAGTTGATAATGTGGCGCCTGGCTCGATTTCCACCTTGTGAGCATCTACGCGGTCACCTGGTCCAGTTGCCGAGGGCATCACGAAATGGCCGTCGCGCTCGATCTCGCAAAAAACATGGCCCGCCGTGAGAATTCCATGGACGCCACCCATGTTGACCAGCGTACCGCTACCACTCTGGTAGGCGCCAGTCTCAGTACCAATTTGAGGGGACGATCGGATAAACTTGCGGTCGGAGGTCGGGGGAGTCGTAAACCGGGCGAGTAGGGCCTCGGTCTCGGGCTCGTAAGTTAGGCCGATCCGGACGCTCAAATTGGGCGTCATTAGGGGTTGAAATAACGGTCCAAACAACGGGGAGAAATATGCTGCGTTCATAGTTTTCCTAAATTGAAAAATCTGCCTCGGTGGGCAGCGTCGGGTATGTTCAGCCAAAAGGAGGTAAGCATACCGCCAATGTCGCATTGAATTAGCAACTGCTTATGGCACTCTGCGGAAGTCGGGCGGGCGAATTCGACCCAGAATTCCACTCCACCGCAGAGACCCGCCCGGCACCATCCCAGCTACGACAGACCGTGTTGAGAGCCGCAATGCGGCCATCTCATGAACACAACGCAGCATTAGTTGCTGATTTGAACCAATCCGTTGCCTTGCGTGTTGTATTGGCTACGGAGATCTGGAAATTGATCAAAGCTTACTTCGCAGTTGTGTTTGCGCTCACTGCAGTTTGGATACTGTTGCTAGGATGGCTTGTCATATTAGGATTGGGCGTCTTGATAGACGTGCCTTCACTGTATTAGCCACAGGAGGCCATATACTAGGCCAGTCCATACGAAGGCGGAGAGCTCCAACGATAGTAACATCGCTTGCGATGGGCTCATAGCATCTACTCCCATCGTGCTAAATTCAGCTTCTTAACGCTGAGTATTCGGCAAAGTTCATTAAGCTACGGCGTTGTGCGAAATTTTCGTAGTGGCAGCCGGTCTGCGATGGTGTCGGCGAGGACGTCCTGGGCGATGAGGCCATAGGCAAGCCTTTGCGCGGCGGTCCGCGCCGTGGAATTGTTGTTCATGGGGTTCCTGTTGGGTTTGACAAGGCGCAAATGCATTTGCGCGGGTCGTTTGACTCCATGTTGACTCAGGCAGATGCTATTTTAGCAATGCCTTTTTGACAGGTACTTTACGTTAGGCTTACCACGTTCGGTCGAGCCGAATTGGAGGATTTGAAATGGCAAAAATCCGCGGCAACAACGACGACAACAACCTATTCGGAAAGTCGTCCAACGACACCATCTTTGGCCTTGGCGGCGACGATTTTATCTTCGGGGCGGCCGGCAACGACATTATCACCGGCGGCGGTGGAGACGACGAGATCAACGGCGGCATCGGCAACGACAATGTCACCGGTGGCGGTGGCGCCGATAACTTGATCGGTGGCGCCGGCAACGATGTGCTAAGCGGGCTAGAAGACAATGACGTTCTAAGCGGCGGGGCGGGTAAAGACACTGTTATAGGCGGTGCCGGCCGCGATTACATGACTGGCGGAGAAGGGGACGACATCTTCAAATTTATGCCAGGGGCGCAGTCCGTTCCAGGTGTGGCGAATGTCGACGTGATTACGGACTTCGAACAGGTTGCGGGTGTTGCCGGCGACAAAATTCAACTTCCCGCAGGGACGTCCATTGCTATTAGCCAGCCAGTAAAATATGGCAGCATCACGATGGGATGGTACCTCGAGTACAGCGGCGGCGCCAACAATGGCTGGATGATCATGCCCGGCCTTCTGACCGCACCCGACTACGAATTCGTCTAGTCGAGCAAATCGTCCCGCTCCGGCTCTCTCGCCGGCATGACATTCTTGCCCGCGGTCGCCGGCATCGCACCGCGCTGCCCGAGCGACTGCATACCGGGCATGCCAAGCGTTCCGGCCGCCATCTTCGCGGCCAGGATCGCCGCGGCGGCTACATCATCAAGGGGCTTCAGCTCGCATCGCGCGCCGCGTGAAGATCCATGCCCGGCCGACGCCAATAGATTAACAACCTGAGGACTATGGCGCAGACATATTCCTCATCTTCGTCATGCGCGACCGTCCGAAGCAGATCGAAACCGCGGGCCATGGGGCTTGAACTCTACCACAGCTCTTTGGAGATGCAGACGTTGCATCTCCTCATCCAAGACAGTTGGCAGAGCGGTATCCTCCCCCTTGGTATCGCTTATTCAGCGGCCGCCCTGAGGCACCCGTCGATGATCCCGCCGATTTCGGCGCGGCATGAGCCGCAATTGGTGCCGGCAGAAGTTTCCCGGCCGACGGCAGCGACGTCATGGCAGCCGCCGCGGATGGCGGCGACGATCTGGTTGACGCCAATGGAATTGCAAGAGCAGACCGTTGCGCCGGGGTCCGCCCTGTCGCCGCCGGGGCGCCCGGCCACCAGCGCCAGTCGCTGGCGTCGGTCGTCATGGCTGACCGCAAGCTGTGAGACCGCCCAGTTGCGTGCGACGGCAACCGGCTGCTGCGCAACGAAGAGCGCGGCACGCAGCCTGTCTCCATCGAAGAAAGCGAGGCGGAGGTCGCCGCTGTGGCGGTCGGCATAGCCGAGCGGTTCGACATCCTCAGGTATCGCGAAGGCATTCCTGCACCATGCAGACCAGTCCTGCGGCGCCTCGGCGAAGGCGAGCTCGACACGCCAACCGCCCTCGACCCGCGCGCGCGCCCAATAGGCTGCCTCCGGTGCTCCCGGGCAATCGGCCACGACGGCGAAGCCATAATGGCTGGCACGATAGGGCCGGACGGCGACAGCGGTATTCTTCGACGCCGGCTGGCCGGAATGCGGGTCGGTGATATCAGGCACAAGCTTGTCGATCCGGGCTTCCGCCGCAAACTGGTCATTCCAGTGCATGGGTGCAAAGACATTGCCCGGCATCTGCCGCTCGGTCACCAGAGCCCGGACGACGGCGCGGCCTTGCGGGCTCTCGATCTCCACCAGCGCGGCGCTTGCGATACCGAGTTTGGCGGCATCCTTCGGATGGATTTCGGCGAAGGGCTCGGCGATATGCGCCGACAGCCGAGCGCTTCTGCCTGTCCTGGTCATCGTGTGCCATTGGTCACGAATGCGGCCGGTGTTGAGCGTGAAGGGATAGCACTCGTCGCGCCGCTCCGTTTCCGGCATGTCGACGGCGATGAATCTGGCCTTGCCATCCGGATGATAGAAGCGCCCCGAGGCGAAAAAGCGGGGCGTCGGGGACGTCTCTCCGGTTGGTTGCGGCCATTGGAAAGGGGCCAGCGCATCATACCCGGCGGCACCGATTCCCGAATGCGCGCCGATGTCGAAATCACGCGCGCCGTCATTCTCGAACGCCGAGAGCGCCGCATGTTCGGCGAAGATTCCGGCAGATGACCGATAGTCGAACGCGGCGGCGAACCCCATGCGCCGCGCGACCTCGGTCATCTGCCACCAGTCCGGCTTCGCGTCCTCCACGCCTGCCAGGAACGGTCTCTGGCGCGAGATGCGCCGCTCGGAATTGGTGACTGTCCCGTCCTTCTCGCCCCAGCCGAGCGAAGGCAGGAGCACATCGGCATGTCGTGCGGTATCGGTCGCCGCGAACATGTCGGAGACGACGACAAAGGGACAAGCCTTGATCGCGGCCTCGACGGCGCCGGCATCGGGCATCGAGACGA